TTAACGATTGATCTTTCTTCTGAAATAGACAAACTAGAGAGTACAAAATGAAAAATCCATGTATCGTAACTTACTTTATGGGCAACATTCTGGATAAAACACCAGAACTGCAAAGAGCAGTTGTTGAAAAATTCAACAAATCTAAAGTGCCTCTATATCAAGTAAAAGGTCAACCAACTCATGGTCAGTTTATTGATTATTTTTGGACTGTTAATGGCGCTGCGCCAGATTATATGTCCTCAGCTCAAATTAAACAAGAGTTGGATCATGACGTAATTTTAATTCTTGATATTGATTGTATTCCATTAAGCGAACATTCGATTGATTACTATCTTGAACAGGCTGCAGCAGGAAAAATTATTGGAAATGTTCAACGTTCAAATCATATTGAGAACGATCAACATCTATTTGCTGCCCCTTCTGCCATCGCTCTTTCTCGAGAAACTTTTTTGAAAATTGGGAAACCATCTGCTCAGGAAACTATGCGATCTGATGTTGCCGAAGAATATACTTGGCTTGCAGAGGCTGCGAATATGCCTGTTGAACTTGTTATGCCACTTTCTTACGATAAAGCGCCTCACAAATATGGATGGGAAAAAGATCAAAACCCACATTGGGCGTTGAAAGATGGTATGCCAGTTTATGGTATTGGCACAACATTCGGGACAGAAGAACATGGTCCCCTTTATTATCATAATTTCCAAATTGCTCATCCAGGTAATCAAGAAATGTTTTGGGCTCGTTGCGAGAAGGCACTAAATGAATAGTACTGAACTACTTGAATTGTGTCGCACAAACAAATACGACACAGATAAATTTTCTACAGACAACACGATATGCACTTGGGTGGATAAAAAACACTCATATGTTGAAAGTGCATATGGTGAATTGTTCAAACGATTCCGACTAACAAAAAACATTCTTGAGATAGGAGTGTATACTGGCGGTTCACATCTGTTGTGGAGAGATTACTTTCCTGAAGCAACAGTTGTTGGAATTGATATCAAACACTGTGACAAATTGGATCATCAGTCAAGAATAATTGAAATTGTTGGTGATGCTTACAAAAATGAAACATTAAACCTTTTTAAAGACGACTACTTTGATATCATCATCGATGATGGTCCCCATACTTTAGATACAATGTTGTTTTGTGTAAAAAATTATTTGAGTAAATTGTCAGATAATGGTATAATGTGTATTGAGGACATTGTTGAGTACAGTTGGTTGCGTCAACTATCAGATGCAGTACCAAGTGAATTGCAAAAATGTATTAAAGTGTTCGACCTTCGTCAAATTGACGAAAAGAGCGACAGTATTTTAATGATAATTGATAAAGGTGAATTAAATGGCTAATCGTAGTGATTTTTTTAACGCTAAACTCCCACGCAGCATCAAGCGTATGCTTACAATGGGTCAAGTTTATGGCTGGACTGGTGATCAACATGCACGTGGTGATCTTCGTCGAGCAATGATGGCTGCTCATGCTAATCATGTTGGATTCAAGATGAAGCGACAATCGTCAGAGAATCGCGACGCATCTGATGGTGAATAATGCACTCTCTTTCTGAGTTGCGTGATTACTTCGCTCGCAACGAAATAAAAATCAAAGAGTTTCAGGGTTGGTATCTTAAAGTTGGAAAAGATACCTGGACAATGCACAACGATGTGTTTTATTGTAACAATTTACCGAGAAGTATAAAGGAAAAAACCTTGCTTGACGGTTACGAAAGAGTTATAATAGAGACGCCAGAGGAAGTTGAAACCACTCCTACTGTAAGGAGATGGAAGGCAATGTCCAAACAAAGAAAAACAGGAAATGAAAATGAATATTAAAATTCTTAAATTAATTACAGGTGAAGAGATTATTGGTGAGGTAACTCTTGAAGATGAAACGCTCATCACATTAAAGAATCCGCTAGCAATTGTTATTCGCCCATCACAAGACGGTTTCACGTTTGGCTTCATGCCTTGGTGTAGTCTGATAGAGGGCGAGAGGCTCGTTTCAATAGGACTGAGTAACGTAGTCACAATGGGTAACCCAACGGACGAAGTTAAAAACACTTACAGCTCAATGTTCGGTGGAATCGTCACCCCTCCTAAACAATTGATCGTATGAGTGCATTCTACACTAATGTCGCCCTTATAGGCGACAATGTGTTGTTTCGCGGAATTAAAGACGGTAAACGATTCCGCAAAAAAGTTCACTACAATCCAAAGTTGTATGTGAAGTCTCAAACACCGACCAAATGGCAAACTCTAAACAAAGAGTATGTTGAAGAAAAGACATTCAAATCTATTCGCGAAGCCAGATCGTTTATAGAAGAATTCAAAGATGTAAACAACTTTGAAATTTATGGATCAAACCGTTTTGAATATGCTTTTATCTCAGATATCTTCCCAGAGGAAATTGATTGGGACTTGACTCATATCTGCGTTGCATATATCGACATTGAGGTGGGTTCTGAGAATGGCTTCCCTGAACCAAGTAAAGCAAACGAAGAAGTTACAGCAATCACTCTTGGAATGAATGGTCGCAACTATGTCTTTGGTTGTGGTGAGTTCAATAATACATTTGAGAATACAGAGTATATCAAATGTCAGGATGAATTTGAACTGATTGAAAAGTTCATCGACAAGTGGACTTTATATTATCCTGATATTGTGAGTGGCTGGAACGTTCGCTTCTTCGACTTCCCTTATCTCGTAAAGCGCATCACTCGCCTTTTTGGCGAGGATAAGGCGTTGAAACTTTCTCCATGGGGTAAAGTTTCTTCAAGCGAAGTAAACTTCAGAGGTAAGGTTCAAGTTTGTTATGACTTGATGGGTATTGCCATTCTTGACTATTACGAATTGTATCGTAAGTATTCGTCAAATCCAAACCAAGAGTCATACAAACTCGATCATATCTGCAGCGTTGAATTAGGTGAACGTAAACTCGATTATTCTGAATACGAAAATCTGCATCAATTGTATCGTTTGGATTATCAGAAGTTCATCGAGTATAATATTCGCGACGTAGAACTTGTTCAGAAACTTGAAGATAAAATTCGATTGATTGAACTGGCGATGACTCTGGCATATGACGCCAAGGTAAACTATGATGACGTATTCTCGCAGGTAAGAATGTGGGATACGATCACATACAATACCCTTAAAGCCAAGCATATGGTTATTCCTCCTCGCAAAAACTCAGCGAAGGATAGTCAATATGCTGGTGCGTTCGTTAAGGATCCGATCCTTGGTATGCATGAATGGGTTGCATCGTTTGACTTGAACAGTCTGTATCCTCACTTGATCATGCAATATAATCTTTCGCCAGAGATGCTCATTGAACCGAAAGACTATACGCCAGACATGCGCAATTATATGGCAGCGTATGGTAGTAAGATCAATGTTGATTCATTACTCGCTGGTAATATTCCAACAGCCGATTTGAAAAAACTGAAAGTAACTCTGACTCCAAACGGTCAGTTGTTTGATATCAGTAAGCAAGGATTCTTGTCTGAAATCATGGAGCGCATGTATGAAGATCGCGCCATGTATAAGAACAAGGCTACGGAAGCAAAGAAGTTGCTTGAGAAGTCTGTCTCTGAATCTGAGAAACGCGAACTTGAAAAGCAAATAGCAAAGTTCAATAACATTCAGTTGGCTAAAAAGGTTACGCTGAATTCTGCTTACGGTGCTATCGGTAATCAGTACTTCCGTTTCTTTGATATTCGTATTGCTGAAGCGATTACTTTGAGCGGTCAGTTATCAATTCGTTGGATTGAAAATCAACTTAACGATTACATCAATAAGATTCTTAAAACGCGAAATGCTGATTATGTAATTGCTTCTGATACCGATTCAATCTACTTGAATCTTGGTCCGATGATTAAAAAGTCTATTCCAAATATTGATAAGGTTGATCGTCTTAAGATCATTCGTGCGATGGATCAGTTTTGTGAACAGAAACTTCAGCCATATATTGATTCTTCGTATCAACAGTTGTCTGAATATGTAAATGCTTATGCGCAGAAGATGAAGATGAAGCGCGAGGCTCTTGCGGATAAAGCAATCTGGACTGCGAAGAAAAGATATTTGATCAACGTGTATAATAACGAAGGCGTTGAATACAAGAAGCCTAAATTGAAGATCATGGGTCTTGAAGCAGTTAAGTCATCAACGCCGAACGCTTGTCGTGAAAAGATTAAAGAAGCGTTTGAAGTTATTCTTACAAAAGATCAAGACGCTTTGATTCAGTTCATTGCAGATTTCCGTCGACATTTTAAATCGTTGCCTGTTGAAGATATTGCGTTTCCACGATCAGTGAATGGTGTAAAAGAATATGCTGACAAAAATAGTGTTTATGCGAAAGGTACACCAATTCATGTTAAGGGTGCGCTTATTTTTAATAATGCGATCCGTTCAAAGGGTCTTGAAAAGAAGTATCAAGAAATCAAAGAAGGCGAAAAGATCAAATTCCTTTATGTAAAAGAACCAAATCCATTACAGTGTAGTGTGATCTCGTTCCTAACAACTATCCCAAAAGAATTTGACTTGGGACCGTATCTAGATTATGATACTCAATTCCAGAAATCATTTCTTGACCCATTGACTATTGTGTTGAATAGTATTAATTGGAAAAGCGAGAAAACAAATTCCCTAGATGACTTCTTCTCATAAGGAGAGATACAAATGAGTTTACTTGATAAGATTAAGAAAAATTCGACGATTAAGGATTCTGCAATTCTTGCTCGTTCCAAGTTCTTTGCTGCAAAGGACATGATTCAAACAAAGATTCCAGTCGTGAACGTTGCGTTCTCTGGCGACCTTGATGGTGGTTTCACTCCTGGTCTCACCATGTGGGCTGGTCCTTCAAAGCACTTCAAAACTGCATTCAGTCTTTTGATGGTAAAGGCATACCAAGATAAGTATCCCGATTCAGTTGTTCTTTTCTATGATTCAGAGTTCGGTACTCCGCAAAACTATTTCACTTCGTTTGGTATCGACACTGATCGCGTTGTTCACACTCCGATTACGGATGTTGAACAATTGAAGTTTGATATTATGCAGCAGTTGACTCAGATCGAGCGCGGCGAACGTGTTATGATCGTCATCGATTCTATCGGCAACCTTGCTTCTAAGAAAGAAGTTGAGGACGCGCTAGATCAGAAGTCAGTTGCTGATATGAGTCGCGCAAAGCAAATAAAATCCCTGTTCCGTATGGTGACCCCACACCTCACCTTGAAGGACATTCCGATGGTTGTAGTCAACCACACCTATAAGGAAATCGGTTTGTATCCAAAAGACATCGTCGGTGGCGGAACAGGTTCCTATTACTCGGCTGATAACATTTATATTCTCGGACGCCAGCAGGAAAAAGATGGACAAGATCTCATTGGGTACAATTTTATTATTAATGTTGAAAAGTCTCGATATGTTAGAGAGAAGGCAAAGATTCCTGTTACTGTTCGTTTTGACGGTGGCATTAGCAAGTATAGCGGTCTTCTTGAAATGGCTCTAGAATCTGGTCACGTCACCAAGCCAAATGTCGGTTGGTACGCAAAGGTCAATACTGGCACTGGTGAAGTTGATGCGAAGAAGTGGCGTTTGGCTGACACCGAATGTCCTGAATTCTGGGATAGCATTCTTGCTGATGATGCCTTTAAGGAATGGATTCGTAAAAACTATCAATTCAGTTCAGCAGTTGCTGGCAACCTAGATGTTGTTAAGGAACAGGAAGATGCTGAATAATCTTCGTGACAAATTCAATACGTGGTATCGCGATTACAAATATCGTAGAGGAAGATTTTATGAAATCTACTCTGACGATAAACTATATCAAAATGAAAATCATGTCGCTGCCTTTAAAATTCTTAAAGGTAAGTACAAAGATGTTGTATTCTCTATTGGCGCAATTAAAGTTGGTGAGACTTTACCAGACGGTTCAGCGAAAGCCACTTTTGATGTTGATGTTATTCAACAGCCCAGTAAATTTAAACGCGACTTGACTCTTGATGAAGGATTTAATAAAATAACTGGTGACATTTTATTGGTTGTTCTTGAAGATGCAATTAAGGCAGCCGACGACAGAATGAAATCTTTAGAACAAGAGTTGAGGGGAGTAGATAATGAATTTGACGAAGATCGAACAGATTATATTGAAGAACCTGTTCAAAAACGAGCAGTTCGTAAGAAAAACTCTTCCGTTTCTAAAAAGCGAGTACTTTCAAGAAAGAATTGAAAAGATCGTTTTTGAAGAAGTTCAGAGTTATGTTCTAAAGTATAATAATCTTCCTTCGTTTGAAGCCATCAATATCTCTCTTACGCAGAGAGATAATTTATTCGAAGAAGATTTCCGTCAATCAAATGAATTGATTGATAATCTTCAAGCGAGTGATGACTCAAGTAAACTTGAATGGCTTATTGAACTGACCGAAAAGTTTTGTCAAGAGAAAGCACTTCATAATGCTATTCTTGAGTCTATTCATATTCTTGATGAAAAGAGCGACAAGACTAAAGGCGCAATTCCTAAAATTCTTTCAGATGCGCTTTCAGTATCCTTCGATCCTAATATCGGTCACGACTATATTGAAGATGCATCAAAGCGATTTGACTTTTATCATCAAGTTGAAAAGCGCATTCCGTTTGATCTTGACTTCTTCAATCGCATTACAAAGGGTGGATTGCCAACCAAGACTTTGAATATTGCACTTGCTGGTACAGGTGTCGGTAAGTCTTTGTTCATGTGCCATGTGGCAGCAGGTGCGTTGAGTCAGAACTATAACGTTCTATACATTACCCTTGAAATGGCTGAAGAAAAAATCGCCGAGCGCATTGACGCGAATCTTCTTAACGTCAAACTTGATGACCTTGCCAATCTTCCGAAAGATACTTACGAAAGAAAGATCTCTCGTATTAAAGAGAACATCAAGGGTAAGTTGATCATTAAAGAATACCCGACGGCATCGGCAGGTTCTATTCACTTCCGTACTCTGTTGAATGAATTGGCAATCAAAAAGAACTTCAAGCCAGATATCGTATTCATCGACTATTTGAATATTTGCGCCTCTGCTCGTCTGAAACATGGCGCTAACGTAAACTCGTATTCTTACATTAAAGCCATCGCCGAGGAACTTCGCGGCTTGGCAGTTGAGTTTAAGGTTCCGATCGTTTCGGCTACTCAAACGACTCGTTCAGGTTATACCAATACCGATCCTGGCTTGGAAGATACTTCAGAGTCGTTCGGTCTCCCTGCGACGGCTGACTTTATGTTTGCGCTTATCACTTCTGAGGAATTAGAAAAACTGAATCACATTATGGTGAAGCAGTTGAAGAATCGTTATAACGACCCGACCCTAAATAAAAGGTTCGTTGTGGGAGTTGATCGTTCCAAGATGAAACTATACGACGTAGAGGCTGCTGCTCAAACTACCTTGGCTGACTCTGGGCAAGAGTTAGATCGCGGCGGGTCATACGAGAAACCAAAGAACAAGTTTAGCGGCATCAAGGTATGAAGTTAGAGCGGATCGAAAAGAAGGTTTTTGCTCTTGCCGAAAATTGGGTCGGCGAAAAGCATATTCCCTCTATGATCCGCGAGTTAAATGCTGCCTTTAAGAAGTACATTGTTTGTTTTTCTTCAGGTCGATTTGACGAAGAATACTATCCAGATCATAATGTAATTGTAAACGGTCATTATTGTTATCGAATACGGGATATTATCCCCGAACACATATACATTCAATTAAACTTTCCAAAAGAAGTTAAAAAGGCGATCATAACTCAAAAGGGTGCTAAAAACCTGGCGATAAAGATTGTTCGGGCTATTCATCATGAGTATCGCCATAAACATCAGCAAAGAGGGCGTCATTGGCTCATACAGAAAGAGTATAAACCTAAACCAAAACAGCATAAATTGAAGGCGATGTATTATGGGAATCCAGACGAATTGGACGCTCATGCATACGAAACTCAAGCCGAAAGATTGAATATAAATAAATTAAGAGCAGCCCATAAAATAGGTTGGCGAGAAAGCGAAGCGATCTTTATGTATCGTATGCACTTTCGTACTGCCGATCCTAAAGTTTGGAAAAAATTCTTAAAAAAGGTTTATAAACTCAATGTTGAAGTTCAAACAGTACCTGAAGGAAGAAGAAAAGACCGAGCACATAGATGACTTTATGAACTATGTTCGCGACTTCCTGCAACTTGAAGAAATGCCTGCACTTGAGTTGATCCCAGACAAAAACGTTGCAATTGAAAACAAAAGTTTCGGTGGGTATAGTCCAAGCGAAAAGAAAATCTATTTAAATACAGGTGGTCGTCACCTAGCTGACGTGCTTCGCACTTTGGCTCACGAAATGGTTCATCATCAGCAAAACTTGAAGGGAATTTTAACCCGAAATGCTGGCGAAACTGGCAGTGACTTTGAGAATGAAGCAAATAGCGTTGCTGGTGTTATAATGAGGAATTATGGGAAGCAAAATCCTAAAATTTATGAGTAATGGCGCAATTAAGAACTACAAGTAAAGGACAGTTAGCCAAATACACTGCTGGTCTTTTAAGTGTTGTTGGTTCTTCTATGAATAGTAGAACTGGCATAAAAGCGGGCATCAAAACTGTCATTATAAAAAATAACGATAAAAACAAGCAAGTATTGAAAAAGTACTCGCAACTTGCATCATCATCCAGTACAGAAAGAGCAGCCTTAGATTTGATCCTAGAAACAACTAGCGGTTTGGTTGCTATTGGTGCTATTGATAAACCTAAAGACAAGGGTAACAAAGGCGACATTGCTGAAGGTATTCTTGCCGCAGCAATTGCTGCTCGATTTGTAAATAAGAATCAACCGATTGACTCAAGTAAAGTAAAGGAAATCATTTCCTCCCTTTCAACTAAAAATGGTAAGGTTGTAGAAAAATCATTCCCATCACCAAATAAGAATCCCAAAATCAAAGATACAGTTCAATTCTATTTGTCGCTTGCTGAATCCAATATGAAATTCTTTTTAGATCAAAGTTCATGGGACTCGTACAGTGATCTTTTTGATGCGGCAGCAAAATACGCAAACGGTCAAACCATAACGAAATGGTCTAAACTACTTTACGAAAACAATCAAGAAAATGTAATTGATGTAATCAGTGATGGCGTCGGTGACCAGAAAGGCACAAAGGTTGACGTGAAAGTTAAGGTCGATGGTAAAGCAACAAACGTTAATATCTCTCTAAAAGCAGATGATGTTAAACAGTTCGGTCAGGTTGGCGGTTCTGAGTTTGAAAAACAAATTACACTTTGGAATAAACTTGCAGGTATTGATGTTTCAGAATTGGAAGACGATTACACTAACCTTTTAAAGAAGAAAAAAGTTGAAAAGGCTGTGTATCTAGTATATGATTATGTGTCAAACAAAATGAACACTATGCTAAAAAACAAAAGAACTAAAACGACTTTGTTAAACAATTTGGGTAGTGGTATACAAAAGTTTGCAACAAGCGGTGAAGAAAATGTAACTTTGGTTCAACTTGCTGGTGGTGCTGCTAAAGTTTATGATTTCGGTAAAGTGATGGGCGCAATTCAAAATTTGGATTTGAAAGTAAAGATTATTGACTCCAGCGGTAAACCAAGAATGATTATTGAAGACAAAGATGAAGAATCATTTTTGGAAGTGCGTGTGAAAGCAGAAGGTAAACCTGATGGGTCTACCTATATTAGAAACTATATAGAAAAAGGAAAACTCCTAACTTCGTTGATTGCTACATCAGCATGATTTAATTATAACTTGGGTGAATTATGACTACATTTGTGACTGGCGGTTTGGGTTTTATTGGTTCTAATTTCGTAATCTCTCATCTGAAAAAGTATCCTGAAGATGAGATCATCGTTATTGACAATTGTTCATATGCGGCAAACGAAAGCAATTTAGACGGTTATTGGAACGATTGGCGACTCAAACTCAAACGTTGCGACATTCGCAACTTCGGACATTTGGAGAGTTTGTATCATGATTACGAACCGCATATTACTTTCCATTTTGCTGCTGAATCTCATGTGGATAATTCCATTCGCGGCGACGACGTTTTCTTGGATACAAATATTAACGGAACTCACAATATCCTCAAGTGTATCAAAAAGTACGGAGGGAAATTAGTTCACGTTTCTACTGATGAAGTATATGGTAGTTTGGGTCATGATGATCCAGCGTTCACAGAAAATACACCATACAATCCACGCAATCCGTATTCTGCAACCAAAGCAGCCAGCGATCATTTAGTTCGCGCTTATGTAAACACGCATAACATTGAAGCAGTTGTGACAAATTGCTCAAATAACTACGGTCCGCGACAACACTCAGAAAAATTCATTCCAACTGTGATTCGTCACATTAAGAACAATACACCAATTCCAGTTTATGGCACAGGTCAAAATGTTCGCGACTGGTTGTTTGTTGAAGATCACTGCGATGCATTGCTGACTATTGGTCAAAACTTTAAGTCAGGTGAGCGTTATAACATCGGTGGTGGCGTTGAGATGAGTAATCTTGATATGATTACACTCATCCTTGATCTGATGGGTAAGCCAGTTCACATGTATCAAAACTGGATTAATTTTGTTCCTGATCGTAAAGGTCATGATTTTAGATACTCAATGGATGCGAGTAAAATTGCTCATGACTTGGGTTGGCAAGCAAAAACGAATATTAATGATGGCTTAATTAAAACTTTGGAGTATTATAATGCGTAAAGGGATTATTCTATCAGGTGGTATGGGTACTCGTTTGTATCCATGTACTGAAGTGACATCGAAACAATTGCTACCAGTTTATGATAAGCCATTGGTTTATTATCCTCTTGTGACTTTGATGTTAGCGGGAATTCGCGATATTTTAATCATCAACTCACCAAATGATAGCGAACAATTCAAACGTTTGTTGAAAGATGGTTCGCAGTGGGGTTTGAAAATTGATTACATGATTCAAGAAAAGCCAAACGGAATTGCCGAGTGCTTCCGTCTCGCTCAAGATTGGATTGGTAAGAATGATGTTGCTCTTGTTCTTGGTGACAATATTTTTTACGGTAATGATTTGATCAACCGTTTCAATTACGCAAAGAACAATACAGGTTGCACTTTGTTCGCATATCATGTACAAGACCCAGAACGTTTCGGCGTTCTTGAACTTGATGAGCATGGTGATCCAAAAGCAATTCTCGAGAAACCAGCCGTTGCGCCAACAAACTATGCTGTAACTGGTCTATATTTCTATGACAATAAAGTCGTAGATTATGCGTGGCAAATCAAACCGTCTGCTCGCGGTGAACTTGAAATCACAGACATTAATAATCTTTATATGAAAGATCACGATTGTAAAGTTGAATATTTGAATCGTGGTATTGCTTGGATTGATACTGGTACGTTTGAATCACTTGCAGAGGCATCAACCTTTGTTGGTTCAATTCAAAGACGAACTGGAACAATGATTGCTTGCCCTGAAGAGGTTGCATATCGTAATGCTTGGATTACAGAATACCAACTTCAAGAAGCGGCAAACAAGTATATTAAGTCGGACTATGGTAAATATTTGCAGAAGATCATTAAACTGGGAAAACATAATTGAGGTGTGCTATGAAAATTTTAGTTGTTGGGCGTGGATGGACAGGTAAAAAAGTTTTAACGGAACTTATGAATCGCAATCATGTTGTGACGATTTCCGATCATAAGAATGCGTTGGCAGAAGCAGCAGATGGCGTTTATGATTGGGTTGTGAACTGTGCAGGTATGACAGGATCGCCAAATGTCGATGCTTGTGAATTAGATCGCGAAGGAACCACCTACGCTAATGCCATTTTTCCAGCATTACTTTACAAATCCTGCGAAGAAAATTGGCACAAGCCACGTTTGGCTCACTTCTCGAGCGGCTGCATTTACCAAGGTGAGATCTCTCATGTAAATGATGATCCAAATTACTTCGGTAGCATCTATTCAGTAACCAAGGGCGTTTCGGATCTTTATTTGAAGGATCGTGCTCTTGTTTTCCGTATTCGCATGCCATTTACTGGTCTTAATGAGAAAAAGAATTACCTAACCAAGGTGATGAATTACGCCAAGAACGCTAAACTTATCGACGCAGGTCAAAACTCTCTTACTGACCTTGACGAAGCCGTTCGTGTTGCATGCGATCTTATTGAAGACGGCGAATCAGGTCCTGTGAATCTTGTAAACGAAGGTTCGGTCAATATGCACGAACTCGTGGAGTTAATGGGTATTGATAACGTTCAATGGTTTACGCCAGAAGAATTCAAAGAAGCCACTTTGGCTTCTCGTTCTACCTGCACGATCCCAGCGCATCCTGCTATGCGTCCAGTTCGTGAGGCGTTGACTGCTGCTCTTGCAAAAATGAAGAGTAATTAAAAAGAAACTAAATATACTCATATCCCACAGAGCGGAGAGTATGTTTTTAAATGTTATCGTTTAGCACCTATTTACAAGAAGAAATAGAACCAGTTAAGCATTTAAAGCACTTAACACACGCAGAAGATAACTTTCTACATAGCGGTGAAACAGGTTTTCACCATACGGTAGATGCTCTCTCAGCAGTAAACGACAAACTTAACGGTGCGTTCAATACTACAAAAGTGACGACCAAGTACGATGGATCCCCTTCTATCGTGTTTGGTCGTCATCCACAAACGGGCAAGTTCTTTGTTGCCAGTAAGTCGGCTTTCAACGTTAATCCAAAAATCAATTATAGTGAAGCCGACATCGATCGCAATCACGGTCACGCACCTGGATTAGTCGAAAAACTTAAAACTGCGCTTCGACATTTACCTAAAGTCGCCCCAAAACATGGCGTTTATCAAGGCGACCTAATGTATACAAAGGGTGATGTGGCTAAAAAAGGCGGTAAATATCATTTTACTCCAAATACAATCACCTATTCTACCCCTGTAGACTCAGAACACGGTCAAAAGATCGCAAAAGCCCACGTCGGATTAGTTGTTCACACAAAGTATCACGGTCCTGATCTTGCAAATATGACTGCAGGGTTTGACGTAGATCACGATAAATTTGGGTCTCACCCAAGCGTTCACCTTATTCATCCAGGCGTAAAGCCAGTCGAACACTCTGAAAAGAATCAAAAAGAGTTTCGCACCTACCTAAATTCAGCAATTCGCCACCACCAAGCCTCTCATCCAGAGATGTATCACGTGGCTCGAGCCCATAAAGATCATTTAGACCTTTATATTAATCACACCGTTCGTGAAAATACGACTCCAACGGTTGAGGGTTATCGTTCTTTCGTCTCCAATCGTTACGAAGGCGAGATCGAAAAGAAGAAAACGCCAAAAGGTAAACTCAAACAACACGAACTTTTAAATGCATTTCACAACGAAGTCGACAGAAATGGTAAACATTTAGCCCAAGCGTTTAAGATTCATCATGCTATTCAAAAAGCGAAAAATGCACTAGTGCAAACTCTATCTTCCTCGACTGAATTTGAACACCATATAGACGGTAAAAAAACCGAGCCAGAAGGGTTTGTTATGGTACATAATGGACATCCAACAAAATTAGTAAATCGTGCAGAATTTGCTCGTTCTAATTTGCTAAAAGGAAGAAAAAAATAAATAATCTTATTGCCAACAGATGGTAAAACTATGAGTAAAGCAACACTAGTGTGGGGTCGTTTTAACCCTCCAACAGAAGAAGGTCACGGTAAAGTAGTAAACTCCGCAATGGAGCACGCCGAAAAAACAGGCGGCGCTCACTACATTTTCCCTACACACACTCAAGATAGTCGTAGCAATCCGCTATCCCACGACGATAAAGTTTCAGCGATGCGTCGTTTGTTTCCAAAAGCAAACGTCGTTTCAAATTCAAAGGTTCGTACTCTTATTCATGCAATGCAGCATTTGGAAAGTAAGGGGCATACTCACGTTACCCTAATTGCAGGCTCAGATCGCGTTCCAGAATATCACGAATTACTAAACAAATATCGCGCAAAAGAATTCCCAAAAATTAAGAAAGTTGAAGTTGTTTCTGCAGGACATCGTGATCCAGACTCAGAAGGTGCGGAGGGTATGTCAGCCTCAAAACTTCGCGGTTTGGTTTCGTCAGGCAAACGTAATGATTTCATATCTCATTATAAAGATAAAAAATTAGGCGCTGAACTACACGATAAGGTAAAAGCAGGAATGACTAAACTCAAAGAAAGTTATAAAGCAGTATTTCTTGTTGGTGGACCAGGAAGCGGTAAAGATTTCTTGATTCATTCTGTATTCAATGAACATAATTTAATTGAATTAAGTTTAGATAAACTGCATAAAGCAATTTTAGAACAAAAGAATCTTCTTGAACTAGAAGATTATCCTTCTGTAATTATTAACGGTACTGCCGAAAATAAAGGAAAGATTGAAATTGCAAAAACAATTTTAGAAGCCATGGGTTATGATACTGCCATGGTTTTCGTTTATACATCAGATGAAGTTTCGCGCAATCGTAATAACTTCCGTTTGATGAAAGGTTCGAAAACATTTAATGAAGAAGTTCGTAAGAATCGTTACGATGAATCACTAAAGAACATGAATGCATTTTTTGAAGAATTTAAAACATTCTTCATCTATGACAATTCAGAAAATATTATTATTGCAGAAGAAAGCCGCAAAGCAGAAATTGGCGGATGGCTTCGTGAATTGTCAGAAGGTGTTGAAAGATTTTTAGATGAAAGAGTTTTGGAAGCAGGGACAAACGATGCTTCAAATTTTATGAAGCACTTAACACCAGGACAGGTCACAAATGATGTCAAGAGTTATGCGGAAGCTGAAACAAGTGCTGACGAAGATAAAAAGAAAAATATTCGTCGAAAGGAACAGAATCCCCTTGAAAGTAGTCAGGGAGATGCAAGAGGGGGCGGCATTGCCGTTGCCAGGTCTGCTGAGCCAACCATTGGCGAAGAAGAAAATAAGAAGTCTAAGAAAAAGAAATTGAAAGATATCTCTCCTCTTTCTGTCGCAAGAATGGGAATGAGCAGTTACTTTGATGGTCGCATGGGCGCAGTACCATCAGGTGGAATTGGTTTAACGACAACAGCAATACAAGAAGAAAGCAAATGAAAAAGTTTCCTCCTGTTGCAAAAGATAAAGAATCAGGATTGCCAAAGAAGTATGTGGCAGGTTTAAGTAAATCTACTGCAAAGGCTCGTGCTGCGCATTGGAAAAAGGCAGCAAAACTTTCCGACAGCGATCCACGCGCATACAAACCTGCACCTGGTGATGCAACAGCAAAAACAAAACCAAGCAAATACACAAAACGTTTTCATAAAATGTTCGGTGAACAAATTGGTATTGTTGTTGAAGGTGCACCAGAAAAGATTGAAGGAACAAATTGCGCTAACTGTATTCACTGGGTAAAGGAATCAGAGAAGCCAGTCGACAAGAGCGAATTGAACGAATATGGTGGATTGAAAGCGCCAAACGAAGCATACGTTGAAATGTCTAAACATGCTGATCTTGTTACATTGCCAGGAAAGGCAGTTGTTAAGATAAAAGCATATTGCAATCACGAGGACATTCATGACTTTGTGACAGAAAGAATGTGCTGCGCTTATTGGGACGGCGAAGGTGTTAAAAGAGAATATAAAGGAATCAGTCCAAAAATGGACGAGTCCGTAGAGTTAGATGAAACAATCGTAAAGGTTGATGGTAAGTTTCGTCTTGTTTCTAAAAAGACTGGACGCAATCTTGGAACTTATGACACAAAGGCTGGCGCAATGAAGCGCGAAAGACAAGTTCAATACTTCAAACATATGGGTGAAGAAAAGATGGCAGATTATAAACCAAAGGTCGGCGATCACATTTCAACTATTAAAGGTGGTCAAAATACTGGTAAAGTTGAAAAGGTTGAAGGTGGTCATGTTTATTTCCGCAGCGATTATAAGCGCAGTACACTAGGTCGTGGTGATGACTATTACCCAATATTTAAAACACATGTAAGCAACGTTCGCTTACATGAAGTTGCACTCGATGAAATGGATAAATCTCAACCATCTTCAAGTCGTGGTGCTGAAGGATTAGCATTAGGAAAAAAAGCGAATCCAGTTAAACGCGATGAAGTTAAATCAGGTGCATTGAAAATATTGCAAAAACAATATAAAAAAGTAAAAGAAGAAGTCGAGCAGGTTGATGAAGCCAACATGCGCTTCGATTATGAAGCAGCCGCTCGCCCAAAATCATCTGATGTCAAGAACTTCTTGAATCGAGATAAGAATGCTCGTGCAGCTGCCGCTTCTAAAAAATATATTCGCCGCATGACAAAACTTGGTGGTCTTGGTCCAAATCAAACCAAGAAAGACACCGAAGCACACATGAAGGCTCATTTTGAAGAAGTCGAGCAAGTGGATGAGGCTCGTGGATATAAAATTGAGCCTAAAGAGTCTCCTGTATTCAAAGGCTCAAGAGCAAACCCAATGATGCGGCACTTTAGTGTCTCTGTTGGAAATAAAGAAGTTGGCTGGCTAGAACATGACAAGGACGATGACACAGTCCGTGGTAGTTTGCATGGTAAGTCTGTCAACATAAGCAGACATAAAGGGGATACTGTTGCTGACAAATTCAAATCATACATTAATCAAATGAAAGAAGAAGCCGAGCAAGTGGATGAAGGCTCAAAGCGCATGAGTGCAGCCGTCAAATTACAACGCGCATTTGACAGAGAAAAAACTGCAAGCGATGCCAGCCGTAAGCGTGGCGAGGAAATGCTGACTCAGGCTCGCAAAGAATATGATAAAAAACAAGTCGCTAAGACAAACGAAGAAGTCGAACAATTTGAAGGTTTCTTATCCTTTCTACGAAAGAAACCTGTTGCAAAAAAGAAACCAGCAGTTAGCCACAAACATATGCGCGCTGTATTCTCAACTATTGAAAGACAAACGCGAGTCGCGAAACCTCAACAAACAGGACCAGTCATTCACCGTCATACAGTTGCTGCATATGAAAGCGTAGAACAAATTGATGAACGCAATAAAGCAAACGCAGAAGCCAAGAAAAAGGTATTGCGTCAGGCTGGCGTGAATGCAGCAATCAGCGGTAAAGTTCGATTTGGTGGATCTGCACTACAAATGGGTCGTGAGGCTGCAAAGAAACTTCCTTCAAAGGGATTAGCAAAAGCCTATCGTGAATTGCCACGCGTTGCTGAGCAAATGACTGATAATGCTGCAATTACTAAAAAGACAGAACGTGAGCGGCGCATTCGCGATACTCGTGTAATTCATCATCAAAATCGCCATATTCATCAAGCCGCAATGGGCACGATGGAAGAATCAGCAGGTAAGTCACTTGCCGATAAAGCGAGAAAGTCGGGCATTTCGCTTGGCACTTTAAGAAAGGTTTATAATCGTGGCGTTGCGGCTTGGAATTCTGGACATCGTCCAGGAACCACGCCACAGCAGTGGGGTCATGCTCGTGTAAATTCCTATATTACAAAGGGCAAAACCTACCACACAGCCGATAAGGATTTGCGTCGTGAGTCAGTAGATGTCAACGAGGCATTTGAGCGTGAATTTGGCGACAAATAAATATAACGTACCTAACCAGGAGTAAACTATAATGTTCATTAAGGATAAATCATTACTTTCAGTGGCTGGCGCAGCGAAGGCTGTTATGGCTACGAAACTAAAAGAAGACGTTGAAGTTCAAAAAGCAGGTCTTGTAAGCATGGCTGACAAGGCTCTTGTTGACATTTTCGGCGTTTATTTGAAGGCACATACCTATCACCTAAACATCGACGGCGCAAACTTCCCACAATACCACGCACTATTTGGTGAAGTTTACGAAGGTCTTTACGGCACAGTAGATAATCATGCTGAGCACATTCGTATTCTCGGCGGATATGTAATGCTCTCACCAGCAACTCTTGCTCGTAAATCTTCAGTTGTTGAAGACACTTCAGCAATGCTCGAGCCACGTCAGATGCTTGCAAATCTAAACGACGAACTATCAAAACTAGTTCGTGAATTGAAAACCGTATACGCTGCAGCAGAAGCCGCTGGCGAAATTGGTTTCTCAAATTTTTTGCAAAATAACATCGAAGCATTTTCCAAGTTAAATTGGAAAGTTGCTACAACGCTCAAAGGCGTTTAATTAGTTACTGAGGATAATCGCATGGAAATCGAAAATTTAGACGAAAATGCTGCTTGGCACAAAGTTTTTACTTCTGGTTCTGAAGCGCTCAAGAGCAAGTTAAAGAAAGTACATGCGAAAAATCCAAAGTTTCAGGCTTTCTTAAAGAGCGGTGGTTATGAAGGCGAACAAAAGAGCGCCGCTCAAGCCAAGAAAGATGTCGCTGTAATCAACAAAGCAAAAGCAAAGGCTGCTGAGCCAAAGAAAGTTGATCGCATTGAATTGATTAGGAGAGCCGTAGAAAAGCGTAATGCTCGCAATAAAGAATTTAAACTTCGCAGAGCATTCGGTGGTGAACCACTTGGCGCCGAGCACGACAATCCAATTTCAATGGCACGCGCAGGTATGCCAATTAAGGGTTATCGTTTGGGTGAAGAGATGGATGCAAAAGAAAAGAGAATTGCAAATTTAAAGAGACAATTGATCAAGGGTGTTGCAAGTAAAGGAAAGAGCCGAGAAACGGCAACTGCTTACGCAAGCATGCCATCAGCACACAGCCGCAGTCAGGCTGCAGGACATGCTGCAGATCTAAAGAGAGATCTTCAATCAAAATACTCAAAGCAATTTGCTGAATCGCACGAACCAATGAAGCCATATGTCAAAAGAGCGCAGCAAAAGTTTGATGCCGAAAGAAGAGCGCAAGAACTAGAAGACAGAGCAAAAAAGCGACAAGCTGGCACTTCTTATGGTCTTTATCTTGCAGCGGCAAAAAAAGCAAAACTCAAAGAAGGTAGAATGAAAGACATTGCTACTGATCGCGAAGAAACAAGTCGCCTCAAAGCACAAGAAGTTCTTGGTGGTCCAGTTGTTGCAAAGTCAACATTACCTGCAGGAAAGCGCCCAGCAGGACAACGTCGTGCACGCAGCCTCGCTCGTGCTGCTCTCAAAAACCTACTAGTAAAAAGAAAAGGTAAGTAAAATGAGTTCATATAAAGATACATTTTTAAATCTACTCGTCAAAACACATTTCGTTGAAGAAAAAGACGAACGCGAGTACGACTACGAAGGTGACATGGCAAAGTCACAATTGAAGAGCATTATTACAAATGCTCAGAGATTGCATGACATGCTAGAAGATGACACCAACTTACCTGAGTGGGTTCAGAGCAAGATTACTCTTGCTGAAGACTATGTTCTTACTGCCGCCAACTATATGGAAGGCGAAGAAGATCTAGACGAAGAAGTCGAACAAACAGACGAAGCAGTTCGTATTGTTGATGTTGAAAGGGGTTTGCCTAGGAAATCAAATGTCAGAGTCCGACCAGGGTCGTTCTCGGCATCAGATTTTAGAGATCGTCTTGCTGTAGCAGCAAAAGAGCGTCGCAAAATCACAGGTGCACCAGGCGTCAAGGGATTCAATAAAGATATTGGTTTTTCTCCAACCAAACACATGGACACTAGTTATGTTCGAGCAATAAAGAAAGAAGAACTCGAACTCGATGAAACCCAAAAGAAACTCAAGCCATATCACTGGCGAGCAGAGTGGCGTTTGGGTACAGAGACTGATGTTGACAAGAACAACAAAAAGATCTTTGACAAACTTGCAAAAACTGATCCAGTTAAGGCTTCAGCATTTCATGATAATCTTATGAGAATGAAAAAGAAAGACATGAAGGAAGAAGTTGAAGAAGTCGAAGAAGGTGCAAAAGATTGGAAGAAAGCATTCGGTGCAGTTTCGACAAAAAATTTAAACAAAGATCTTTCTTCTATTAGAGGTAAAGTTCGCCGTTTAGATCATTCTGGGTTACAACCAAAAGTTGATATGACTCCGAAAGTGACTGCTGCAGTAAGTAAAAAAGGTTCAACTAAAGTTGACGAAGAAGTTCGCTACTTCTCTGGAACAACAGTCAGCGGTAAGCCATGGAAGTTCATTCCACCAGGCGAGCCAAAAATGCTCAGCCCAGAGTTCGTAAAGGATCGCGTTCCAACGCTCACAGACAAAGAAGCCCATGAAGTTTCTGTTGTTGCAAAAGATCAGTATAGCGACGTTGATAAGAAGTTTGCCGAAATGAGCGAAGCGAAGGCTGGCACAGTACCAAAAACGCCAAAAGAAAAACAATTGGCTGCAAAGGCTCACCCAAAGCATTTGATTACTCGTAAAGATGTATTACATGCTCGTGGTGTCAAACTTGGCGAAGCAGAGTTGCGCGAAAAGGTTCGTGAGAAACTCGGCGCACCTGGCAAGACAATGACAAAGAAACCAGCTGATCCAGTAGTGTTTCACCCACTTGGTAAGAAAAAGAAGTAATTGTAAATGACAAACGAGATTGATAAATTAAATGCAGATCTAGATCTATTTTTGGCAAAACCATTTTTAGATCTACCAACTGCACACAATACAATTGCAATGACTTTAGGTCAACATGGAATCATCCTTCCTGCTTTAAATTTAAAGGGGGATGATGAGTTCTTGTTTGAACTTAAAGATGGTGCTAATGATTATACTGGGCATTACTTGTATATCACATACGACTTAACCCCACAAGGTTACGATGTGTATGCAAACGTCGTCGATGAAGACGAATTAGATGCACTCGGCGTAGATGATGATGAACTTGAAGAAGTTGAGTCTGAAGATGAAAATCCAACTGACTATGGTATTTCTCCATTCTTATTGCGCACGAGAAGAACAGACGACACAAGTTGGTAAGTCGTATGTTTGAAAATTTGAATGACGATAATTTTTTATTATATGCTATGAAATGTTATAGCAAACCAAATGCTATAATTAGTGAGTTTGAAGAAGACTTAAACAGAATACAGTATATCAAAAGATTAATCACAAAGTACCGTGATTCGGGTGAGTTTAAAGGTCGTCTCATATTAAATCATATTACTGTGATTTATAATGTGTTCGGCGTGGAAGGTGCTACAAGAATTTTATTTTATAAGTTGGATGAAAAAGACTACGAAATTATCAAACCGTTTTTGGTGTTTTTAAATTTTATGCCAGAAACGATTTATGGTATTCGCGGTAAACATATACGATCAAGTAATGTTGGTCTGGATCAGGAAGCGGTAAAATGTCTAAGAGAATTAAAGTAAAAGAAGAGGCACCAGCAGTATCAATTGCAGCAGGTGGCGTTCCGTCTCTTACGAACCCATCTGACGTTTATGCGTTACAACTTAAAAAGAGAATCGGTAAAAAGATTTTACGCAGAAAACCACCAAAGTTATGAGGCAAAAATGAGAAATACTCTTATACTTTTTGCTTTGTCATTTACCCTTGTTGGGTGTGAAGATACATATAGATATCCTTGTCAGGATCCTGCAAATAAGGATAATCCTGAATGCAATCGCCCAGCGTGTGAAGCAGATGGATTCTGCTACGACACATTGAACGGTTTACCGCCAAAACAAGTAATTGAATTGAAGGTTGAAGAAGTACCTGCAGAACCAGTTGTAGAACAAACTGCAGAAGAAACTAATATAGATGAATCTACAGGAGAATAATTATGTTTAAAGGACCACGTTATACAGAAAGTGAATTGATGGCACGACTCAAATTTACAGTCGGTCTTTCTCTTGCTTTTACACTTACGGGAATTGTGTTTGTAGTTCTCTACTCACTTATCTTCGTAACTCAACCAATGCAGCAATCGCCAAATGACGCCAAGTTCTTTGAGTTGATTACGCCAATTGCTACTTTCTTGACTGGTATCCTATCAGGTATTATGCTTGGTAAAGATGACAAGAAACCAGAAGCACCAAAGCCACCAGAGCCAACTCTTGGTGATCCAACACCAGATGATTTAATCCCAGAACCAGTTGCTGAAGTTGCACCACTTGTTGTTGCAGGCGCTGTCGGTGTTGCTGCTGGTGCTGTTGTTGCAGATGCAGCAAAAGAAGACGAAGACGAAATCGCTTGAGGTGACTTATGAGTTTAAAAGCACTTCAACAAAAAATAGGCGTAACAGCAGACGGTGCGTGGGGTCCTGGTACTCTACGTGCTGCTGCTGCCTATTATAAATTATCTCCAGCAAGAGCAGCGCACTTCTTTGGGCAAACTGCTCATGAGACTGGCGGATTCAAAGCATTCTCTGAAAACTTAAACTATGGAGCAAAAGGTCTCCGTGGGATTTTTGGTAAATATTTCCCAACCGATGCTCTTGCATTACAATACGAACGCAAACCAGAAAGAATTGCAAATCGTGTTTATGCGAGTCGTATGGGCAATGGTCCAGAAGCGTCAGGTGACGGTTGGAAATATCGTGGACGTGGTGCATTACAATTGACAGGTAAAGATAATTATCTGGCTTTCTCAAAGTATTGTAATCGTCCAGACGTAATGACAAATCCAGATCTCGTTGCCACGGAATTGGCATTTGAATCTGCGATGTTCTTTTTTGAAAGAAATAAACTTTGGACAATTTGCGATCAAGGAGTGACTGATGCTACGATTTTATCCATTAGTAAGAAAGTTAATGGTGGTACACACGGCTTGGAAGATCGCAAGAATAAGACGAAAACGTACTTCGCGCAATTGAGCGCACCTGGTGCAATTGCTGCACCTAAAGTTGCCGCAGCACCAGCGGCTGCAAAATCTGCAGTAGCATCCTCAGGTAAAGTAAATCCTGAAATGCAATTATCTGAACATTTTAATTTGAAAGAGTTTACTAAAAGTGAAACTGCAATTCGAAAAAGGATTGATAACACACCAAATGCAGAACACGCTAACAACCTTAAAATGGTATGCGAAAAGATTCTTGAACCAGTTCGTAAACATTTCGGTAAACCTGTTCGTATTAATAGCGGGTATCGGGGCGCTGCTCTTAATGCCGCTGTTGGTGGTAGCAGCAAAAGTCAGCATTGCAATGGAGAAGCGGTCGACTTCGAAATCGACGGACTCCCAAACCCAGACCTAGCGAAATGGGTTGCTGAAAATTGTGAATTCGATCAGATCATTCTTGAGTTCTATGATCCGAAAGAAGGACCAAACTCTGGTTGGGTTCACGCATCTGTTTCATCAAAAAATCAAAACAGAAAACAAAAACTTACTGCGTTAACAGAAAAAGGTAAAACTGTGTATAAACCAGGTTTCATATCATAAGAGAGAAAAATGCCAGATAAATTAAACGCAAGTAAAACAATCGTTGCAAATACGATAACAAATACTCAGTTAGCATCAAACATATTGCCTACTGATAGAGTTCTTAAGTCTGGCGATACAATGACTGGACAACTTACCATTTCTGCAGGTGGTTTGAATATGGAAACCACAACAACATTGCAGCAAACAAAAGAACGTGTGAATGTGAGCGCTACAGCGTTAAGTGCAAATTTGACTGTTAACTTATTAGATGGCGCTGTGACTTATCTAACAAACGATGCAACGGCAAACTCTACAGTAAATTTTAGAGGTAATAGTACAACTACACTTGATTCTTTGGTTTCAACAAATCAATCAATCACAAGTCTTGTAATCGTTAAAAATGGTGCAACAGGATATGTAATTGCAAACGTTCAAATTGATGGCACAGGCATCACACCAAAATGGTCAGGAAATACTACACCAACAGCAAACACTAATGCTCTTGATGCTTACGGATTTACAATCATTAAAACTGCAACAAACACATATACCGTACTTGGCTCAAAAACTGAATTTGTATAAGGTAGATTAAAATGCCTTTACTGTCCACAATTGCAAGCGGATCTATTTCAGTTACTGGTGGCGCCAGCGTTCGCATTGTTAGAAAAAAAATTGCAGGTGGCGCTGCTGCTGGTCCAGTTTTCATTGATTATCTTGTGATTGGTGGCGGCGGTGGTGGTGCTGGTCCAGGTGGCGGTGGTGGTGCTGGTGGTTATAGAGAAGGTGCAAACTTCGAAGTAAGTTCTGGCACAACATACACAATCACGATTGGTGGGGGCGGTGGCGGTGGCTCAGGTTTTGCCGCAGGAACAAGTGGTTCAGGTTCAGTATTTCACACAATCACTTCTGCTGGTGGCGGTAACGGTGCAACAGTTGCCTCTCTTGGTGCAGCGGGTGGATCTGGTGGATCTGGTGGTGGTGGCGGTTATGGAACCACAACAGTAGCGGGCACAGGTGGCGCAGGAAACACACCATCAACTTCGCCAAGTCAAGGAAATAATGGTGGAGCAACATTCACATATACTCCTGGACCATACAGTTCTTTGACAGGAGTTCGTGGTCTTTCTGGGGGCGGTGGTGGTGCTAGTGAAGTCGGAGAAGCTGCATCAAAAAATACTGTTGGCGGCAATGGTGGTGGTACAGCAGGAAGAGGTGGTAATGGCGTAGCCTCATCAATTTCTGGATCATCAGTAACACGTGGTGGTGGTGGTGGCGGTAGTAGCGGCGGCAGAAATCCACCACACAATCAAATTGTTACTCAGAGACCTGGTGGTACTGGCGGTGGTGGTGCGGGTGGTGGTTCAACTCCAGCAACAGCAGCAGGCACAGCAGGAACAGTAAATACTGGTGGCGGTGGTGGCGGTGGTGGAGCCTTCGGTACACCAAACGCAGTAACTAGCCCTGGCGTTTCAGTTCAGCCAGGTGGTACAGGCGGTTCAGGTGTCGTGATTATTAAATATGCTGATAGTTACCCTGCAGCAACAACTACTGGTAGTCCAACAGTTACGGTTTCTGGCGGCTTTAGAGTTTATGTCTTTAATGCCTCTGGCAGCATCACATTTTAATAGAAGTTAAAGATTATGAAAACACTTGAAGAGAAAAAATTACTCGTCAAGATGGCGAGAATGTTTGGTCAACCAGTTGATCAAGCACTTGTCGAATCAATCGAAAAAGAAGAAAAACTTGCTAAACTTCTTTTTAAAGAAGAAGCACCACCACCTGAGCCAATAACAGAATCAATTCCTGAACCAGAACCTGTAATTGAAAAGGTTGTTGAGCAACCTGTTATTATTACGGAAGTTGATATTGATCGTGGTGGTGTTTCACCTCCCGTCCCTCCAAAAGAAGTTGTTCCTCCAACAGTTGATTACATAACTAAACCAACGCAAGGTGAATTAGTTAAACAAACAATGAAGGCGTTGAACACAGCAGCGCCAAAAATTATTTCAACTCTTGAACGAAAAGAAATTGAAGGTATCAAACGCACTCTCTCTGAGATGATGCAAAAGATCGGCACACTCACTTGGGGTGGTGGTGGTACTGGTATTGTTAAGATTTGGGATGCCGACGATTTAGATCGCGCAAATGCTGCTGATGGTCTATTCGTACAATATAACGAAGCAAGAAAACAATTTACTTTTGCCGCAGGTGGTGGTGGCGGTGGAGCACAAGGTGCGCAGGGGCGTCAAGGCGTTCAAGGTGCACAAGGTGTTCAGGGAGCAGTAGGAACGCAAGGCGCACAAGGTATTCAAGGTGCACAGGGTTATCAAGGTTTCCAAGGTCATCAAGGTGAACAAGGCTTCCAAGGTGAACAGGGGATTCAAGGTCCACAAGGCGAACAGGGATATCAAGGAACACAGGGTGAACAAGGATATCAAGGTGTACAAGGCGCGGCTGGTTTTGCAACAGTTAATACGACTCTCGTAACCGCTTCAACATACACCGTTGATGCAAACGATTATTACATTGGTGTCAATTATGCAGGAAACGTATCAATCACAGTTCCTGCTTCAACCAATGGCAGAATGATTGTAATTAAAGATGAATCGGGAAATTGTTCAAATAATCCAATATTAGCCGTCGGTACTATAGATAACGATGCAAATGGATTTAGTTTGCAAATAGATAACGGAGCAGTGCAAATGCTTTATCGTTCTGGCTGGAGAATCATCTAATGACATATTTGTTTAATAAAAATGTAAACCCACAAAATAATAGTATTGTGGTTTCTACAAGTAATCCATTACCTGTTACTGGTAATGTGACTGTTAATTCTTCAGAAACGCCACTCACAATTAATGGCATTTCACCAGATGCGTTTGGTCGTACTCGTGTTTCTGAATTGTTCACACTCGGCGATTATAAGCATCTCTTTGCAATCGATCCAAACTTTTTGGATGTCACTTCAAATGGCTCAGTTACATTTGAGATGAATAAAGCACAAGCAACACTCTCTACAAATAGTAATTCTTCTGCTTATGCAATTCACCAGACTAAATTTTATCACCACTATCAACCAGGAAAGAGTCAATTAATCTTTTCTTCTTTCAATTTTGGTGCACCAGATCGAAATGTAACGAAAAGAACTGGATATTTCGATGATCGCGATGGTATCTACTTCGAACAAGTGGGTAGTGATACGGCAAATGGAAATTTAGTCGCAAATACAACACAGACGCTCAACTGGGTTATTCGCTCATATACTGGCAATACAGCAAATGAATCCAATGTAGTTACAACAATTAATGGTGTGCCTTATACTTACCAGCGTCGTGTTCCACAATCAGATTGGAATGTAGATAAATGCGATGGAACAGGATTGAGTGGATTTAATCTAGACATCACCAAAACTCAATTAACCTATACAGACTTTCAATGGCTGGGTGTTGGTCGTGTTCGTTGCGGATTTGTTCATGATGGTAAAGTGATTATTGCTCACGAATATCTCCACTCAAATGTTCTAGACGAAGTTTATATCGCAAATCCAAACCTTCCAGTTCGCTGTGAGATTAGAAACACAGGACCAGGAACTGGTGGAGTAATGGAACAGATTTGTTCTACCGTTGCCAGCGAAGGCGGTTATATTGAATCAGGTATTGATTTTGCAATCACTGCAAATAATCGATCAACCGCAACACCTTCGGCAACTGAACTTCCATTAATTGCAATTCGACTTAAAAATACTTTCCAAGGATTTCCAAATCGAATCAGCGTTCGTTTAAATCAAATTGCTCTGCATACTGAAACAAATAGTATCGTCTACGAAATTCGTAAACTTGCAAATTCATCATATTTGGCTAATAATACTGGTGCTCTTGTTTGGACTTCTGCTTCACCATCAAGCGGTGTGGAATATTGTATCAATGCAGATACCATTACTAATGGTGAGTCATTTGCTACAGGATTCGTACCTGCTGGCGCATCTCAGAACTCCCTTTCTCCAGTTGCATCAGGCGCATTGACTGCAGCAAAGAAAAATATCATTGTGCAGAACTTCGACTCAACAGATTCAGAAGTTTATGTAATCGTGGTTAGAACAATTACCACAGCAGGAAATCAGATTGCATCAGTCGGTGCAGCCTTGCAGTGGCGCGAGATTTATTAGTAAAATAAATATCAAAAAACAAAGGAAGATTAAATGGCAGGCAAGTTATCTGGTGGTGCAATTGAAGCAGGAACGATCGAGTTAAGCAAGCTTGACTCCAGTCTCAACACGCAGATAACTTCTTCTGGTGGTCCTAAAGTGAGCAATTTAATTTATTTTGGGGCAAATAGTTCAGCAAGAGCATCAGGCGGTCAAACGATTACGCTCTTGGGTTCAAACTTTGCATCAAACGCATCTGTTTATATAAACACAACAGTAGCACCTTCGGTCACTTATATAAGTTCAAGCAATGTGCAATTTACGACTCCTGCGCTTTCTGTTGGAACGTACTTGGTATATGTAATTAATCCAGAAACTGGTGCATTTGGAGTTCGCGCTCCAGGCTTATCAGTTACAAATTATTAGAGGCTCAAATGGCAGGTAAACTATCAGGTGGTGCAATTCAGTCAGGAACAATTAGCACAACGCAAATTTCCTCTGCGTTAAATACGACTATTTCGGCTGGTGGTGGTCCTAAAATCTCAACGATCATTTATCCTGATGATGATACTGCTGCAAATACGAATGGCGGTCAAACTCTCTATATCACAGGCTCGGGTTTTAAATCAAACTCAACTGTTTTTATTAACGGCAATAACGTTCCTTCCGTTTCTTATATCAGCGCAAGCAATTTATCATTTACTGGTCCTGCTCTTTCTTCTGCAACATATCCTGTTTATGTGATTAATCCAGAAGATGGTGCGACTGCAATATTAATTCCTGGATTGCAGGTATCTGGCGAACCAACATGGGTAACTGGTGCGACTTTAGCTGAACAAGATGCAACTGGCACATTTAATATTTCTTTATCCGCAACTGGTGATGCACCATTGACTTATGCATTGGCTGCTGGTAGTTCATTGCCAGGCGGCATCACACTTGCGTCAAATGGCGTTATCAGTGGCACGATCACAACACCACCAGAAACTGATACGACTTATAACTTTACTGTGAATGCAATAGATGCTCAAAATCAAAGTTCCTCAAGAGCATTTAGCCTTACTGCTACGACGGGCGAGGGTGTATTGTTTGCCAATAATGTTCTGTTGATTCATGCTGATGGTGCGAATAATCAAAACAATCATACGTTCTTAGATTCAAGCAATAATAACTTTACGATTACAAGAAATGGTAATGCAACTCAAGGAAGTTATTCGCCATTTAGTCAAACTGGGTGGTCAGGATATTTTGATGGAACTGGTGATTATATAACTGTACCAGATAACGCTGCATGGGATTACGGAACTGGCGATTTTACAATAGAATGCTGGACATATCAAACATCAATCGGCACTAACGTAATTTTGGTAGGACAATATAATGCTAGCGACGGTAGTTCGTTTGAAGTTTTAGCAAATAATAGAGTTGCATTTTGGTCTGAAGGTTCGTTTAAAGCATATTCAGCAAATACTGTTTCTGCAAATAAATGGAATCACCTTGCAGTGTCAAGAAGTGGAACTAATTTAAGATTGTTTATTAATGGTGTATTAGAAACCACAGTAACGGATAGCACTAATATAGCGGGAAGCACTGCTGCGCTTCATATAAGTTCGAGTGCAACTAGCCCAGGAGCAGGTGTAATAACTGGTTACATGTCAAATGTTCGTATTGTGAAAGGAACTGCCGTCTATACTGCAGCGTTTACTCCTCCAACTGCACCACTAACTCCTATTGCAAATACACAATTACTTGTATTACAATCAAATCGTTTTGTTGACGAAGGACCAAATAGTTTTACAATTACACGCGCTGGTGATGTGTCTGTTCAATCGTTCTCGCCATTCTCATCTGGTCTCTTAAGTTCAAACAGTCATAGCGTGTTTTTTGATGGAACTGGAGACTATCTAACTTACAATGCTGGATCAACATTATCTTCTATAGGAACTGGACCATTAACAATTGAAGCATGGGTATATTATACAGGAAATCACTCTGGCTTTCATGATATTTTTATAACCAATACTGGTATGGGAATGTTATTAGATGCAGGGAAACTTCGTTTTTATGGTTTTTCTGCAACAACGGCTGCAACAAATTTGGTTCAAAATACATGGGTTCATGTTGCAGTTGTTCAACAATCTTCTAATGTGTTTGGTTTTATTGGTGGAACAAAGGTTTTAGATACAACTACTAGTACAGCATTTAGTGGATCAACGGGATATATTGGTTCTTGGAGTTCAGGTAATGAAAATTGGCCAGGATATATTTCTAATTTAAGAGTTTCAAATAGTGCAAGATATACAGCCAATTTTACGCCATCAACAACACAATTTACTTCAGATGCCAATACGGCATTACTTACATGTCAATCTGCAACATTGATTGACAACAGTACCAACGCATTCACGATCACGCGCAATGGTGATGCAATACCAAGAACGTTTAATCCGTTTGGGCAAACTTTTAATGCAAACATTGCATATTCAACAGCGAATGTTGGTGGTAGTGCATATTTTGATGGCACTGGAGATTATTTGAGTATCGCTGATGATGTTGCTTTAGATGCATTTACTGATTTTACAATTGAAGGTTGGGTCTATTTTAATTCTGCTGCTGATAGCCAAGTAATTGTATCCAAAGGATGGGATGCGGCATCAACATTTTCACCTTATATTCTATATACTAGCAGCGGCGGTTTAGTATTTACGGCTTCCGCTGATGGATCATCTTGGGGTGTGCTTAATGCGTCTGTAATACCAAATATCACTGTTGGTAGGTGGTATCATTTTGCTGTCACGCGAAGTGGCAGCACAATTAGATATTTTAATAATGGTGCGTTGACAGGAACGTCAACACTTTCTGCGGCATTGATGAACAGTACTCATGCATTGACAATTGGTTCTCACCGCACAGGAGGATATTATTTAAATGGATATCTATCTGGACTTCGTATAGTGAAAGGTACTGCTCTCTACACCAATCCATTCATTCCACCATCAGCACCATTTACGAACATCGCTAACACATCCTTGTTGTGTAACTTCACCAACGCTGGAATCTTTGATCAAACAGCGAAGAATGTTTTTGAAACAGTTGGTGATGCAAAAGTCAGCACTGCACAGTACAAGTATGGTAGTGGTTCGATTGCCTTTGATGGAACTGGTGACAATATTACAATCCCATCATCTCCTAATTTAGATTTTGGTACTGGCGATTTTACTATAGAATTGTGGATTAATTTCTCAGCGTTAAGTACAAATAGAGTACTGTTAGATAAATGGGTATCTGGAAATGCAAATAGTTGGCAGCTATATTGGAGATCAATAGGAACATCAATAACATTCTTAGTTGGCGCTAGCACTATATTATTGCAAGACCCTTCTACTTCTAGAATCACAACAAATACTTGGTATCATATCGCTGTCACTCGCTCTGGATCAACGAATAGATTGTTTATTGATGGCACACAAGTCGCTTCTGCAACTGATTCAACTAATCTCACTAATACTAACCGTTTATGTATCGGTGAGCAGTTGTCAACTCTTACAAACGATTTTAGTGGTTACATCGACGATCTTCGCATCACCAAAGGTTATGCTCGTTACACAGCCAACTTCACTGCACCAACTGCGAAGTTTAAGGATAAATAGGTACGTTTTTTGCATCTTAAAATAAAGCGACGGAAAACCGTTGGCATTATAAATAGGTATAATTACTAAAGAATTGACGTTTGTCATTTAACTGCTGATTTACATAGTTTCCGAGTGCAGAAACTATAATTTATGTTTTTGTTATACTAAAAGACATAAAAGTCAGGAGAGAAAATGAGAAAGTTACTTTTTGCGCTACTATTCGCAGTCGGCGCAGCACAGGCATTCGCCCAGACAACTACAGTTTCTACGGTCAATACGACCTCAGATGTTAATACAACATCTACTTCAACTTCGACTTCGACCTCCACATCGACTTCGGACAATACCAACACGAATGTAAATACGAATAATAACATTCAATCTGGTACTGCAACGAATATTAATCAGAATACGAACACTTCGACCTCTACTTCGACTTCTGATAATACGAATACGAATGTGAACACAAACACTTCGACTTCGACCTCTACAAATACCAATACCAATGTAAATACGAATAATAATATTAACAGTGGTACGGTAAACTATAATAACAATAACACTACAACTAGTGATAATACCAACACTAACATTAACACCTCTACCGTTAATAGTACAAATACCAATACGAATGTGAATACAAATAACAACATTCAGTCTGGTACTTTAACGAATAATAACAACAACAATAATGTTAGCACCAGCACCTCTACGAATACAAATACCAATACGAATGTGAATACAAATAACAACATTCAGTCTGGTACTTTGACAAATATCAATCAGAATACGAATAATACGACTTCGACGAATAACAATAATAATGTGAATACGACAACGAGCGTAAACACAAATAACAACAACAATGTGAATACTTCAACCAGCGTGAACACGAATAATAATAACAATGTGAACACATCTACGAGCGTGAACACGAATAATAATAACAATAACTCTGTGTCTACAAACACAAACTTTAATAATAATGTGAGCACTTCTACCAACACGAATAACAATAATAACAACATGTCTGGTGAAGTCACTTATAATAATAACAATAAGAACGATACAACGATTAACTCAAACAATGTTAACACAAACAACAATAACTCAACAAGTGTAAACACAAATAATAACAATAACAACAGTGTTTCCACAAATACTAATGTTAATAAAAACGATAGCACTAGCGTAAATACAAACAATAATAACAATGTCAATGTAAGCACTTCAACGGCTGTAAATAAGAACGAAAATGTCAATAAGTCTGAAAGCACAAGCCAAAGCAATGTAAAGACTGAGAATACAAATACGAACATCAATCGTAACGAAAACATTACAAAGGTAGAACAAGAGATTAAGGCACCACCTGCTAGTGCTATCGCGCCTATGATCTCAACATATAGCCAGGATGTCTGCGTCAGTGGCGTCTCAGGTGCCGTTCAAACACAGGTCATTGGTCTATCTGCTGGTAAGGCAGTTCGCGATATGAATTGCGAAAGATTAAAACTTTCCAAGACTCTATATGACATGGGTATGAAAGTTGCTGCTGTATCAATGATGTGCCAAGACGAGCGCGTGTTTAAGGCTATGGAAATGGCTGGCACACCTTGCCCGTATATGGGTAAGATTGGTAAAGAAGCCAACGAACAGTGGGCTGCTAACAAAGAAGAAAGACCAGACTTCCGTAAGAGATGGTGGGAAGTTTGGAAAAAAGATACAACTGAAGATCTTCCAGTAGCAAAACCAGCTGGTGAATAATGAAGCGATTACTCGCTCTATTATTGCTACTCTCTAGTGCTGCGCTTAATGCGCAGCAGCTAGATTGGACCAATGCAGTCAATGTTCCAAATATTGTTGTAAATCCAACAATGGACAACTGTGTGTCTGGTGCACCAACATGCGGTGCATGGAAGGAAGCAGGGTTTCCTCTTGGTGATTGGGTCCCAGCAGGTGATGGAAAACTATACACATTTAGTTATGTTCAAGGGACATTGTATCAAGATATTGATCTTTCTCAATACGAAACAAACCTATTTAATTTTATATTTTCATTTGATTTGAATAATTCTTGTCGTAATTTTATTGGTGGATCCTGCTCTAGCATTGATGGTCCTATTGATCCATTTTCTGTCACTTTAAAGTTCTATGATACAAATGGATTAAACAATTCTTTTACATTATTAAGCGGTACACCATCTACAGCAAATATTGGTTGCATCGGTGGTATTGAAATCCTTGGTTTATGTCTACTTGGACAAGAAGCGCAAAGTGCTTGGCAAAATTTTGGTTGGTATAGCCATGTGCAATCTGATTTTTTATTTACGAGCGCAAGATTAGAATTTACTGGTAACGATGCTGGCTTCTGGGGTGGATTATACGGTCCTAGCGTTGACAATGCAATGCTTCAGATTAATTACATGCCACCTCCATTGCCAACTTCTGGCGGTCTTGCTGGTATGAATGTCAGTGCTCCTGGCAGTGATTACATTTTTATTTTTAAGGGTAACGACCCTATATTGTTTAGCCAGCTTGCCACAAAGGGTGAAGATCTAGTTGGTTGGACTGCAGTTAGTTCTGGTGGTGAAGCATTAAAGATTACCTCTATACAAAGACCAGATTCAGATTATCTATTCCTTTATACAGAAGGCACTCCAACCTCTGGAACATATTACAGTTTTCAAGAACAACCACCAACTGTGGATTGTGTATTAGATCCATTTGATCCAAGTTGCATTATTGACACACTTGGTATTGATGATGGCACTATTGACTATTCTGATCCAGAGCAAGTGTTAGCATCTATTGAAGAAACAGACCCTGGCATATCTGAAGAGACAGGTTCTGACGATGGTTCAGACGATGGCTCATCTGATGGTACTGAAGTGATTGAAGATGAGGAAGAAGTATTAGTTGCTGATGAAGAATCAGGCGATGCTGCTGATGAGAATTTAGAAGAAATGCTTGCTGATAGTTCTGAAGAAGAAGCATCAGAAGAGGAAGAAGTGTTAGTTGCTGAAGAAACTGCCGAAGATCCTTCTGAACCATCCCTTCCTGCAGTTGTAGCGGCATATCGTGAATTGTCAGATGACGAAAAGGCAGCAATCCTTGCTGATGCAATCTCTAAGAATACACTAGAAGGTGCTCTCGCCATTGCATCAGATGCAACTGCTGCAGCCTCTGGTTCTTCTGCATCCGCTTCTGCTGCAACTACAACACAAACAGAAAGTTCGACAAGAACTTCAACAACTCAATCATCTTCCTCATCTTTTGTTGTCCAAGAAACAACAAGCATTGAATCCAAAGAAGAAGAACAAAAAACTGAAATGATGGAATCATCTGATTCTGCCTCTGAGACTTTAGAAACAGGACGACAGATGGGTAGAGAAGCCCTTGCGTCAACAATGAGTCAGACAGAGCAGTCAGCCGCTGAGTCTGTCAGTCAAGCAGAATCAATTGCTATGAGTTTTAGTGAAACACAAACAACAGTTGTTGCTTCTGCAGATAGTAGTCAAACAACCATGGTTGAAGATGTTGCTATGGCTGCAGCCAATAAAACAGAAGAAGTTGATGATGGCAGCAGAAGAGAAGTTCAACAGGTTGTATTTGAAGATTCTTCTACTGGATCTATGACAACAGAAACTGAGCAACAGGTTGTTGCACAAACAGAAACAGCAAATGAGATAGAAAGCGGAACAACAATCATTGATACTGGAGTTGAGCAAGCACAGGAAGAGAAGATTGAAATGGTTGCTGCTACTGAAACTCAAACAAACGAGCAAACAGATACCTTTGCTGAACTTATGCAAATGGATATCAAGCCTGTGATTGAAGAAAAAGCTGATGGTGACTTTGAGTTTGTCCAGCAAGTCGTTGCCGCATCAAACGATCAGAAACAAGAAGAAATTAATAACTCTGGTTTCTCTGAAGAAGAAAAGATTACGATTGCCAATGACCCTGCTCTTGCAAATGCATTTAATCTAGCACCTAATGTCACAAACCTTGAAGTTGCTGGTGTATTAAATAACAAGCAAGAAGAAAAGTCTGACGCCGAGAAGCGAGCAGATGAAGTCGTTGCTGCAAATGCAAAAGAGCAGGAAGAAATTAATAAAAACTACATGGACGCAGATCAATCTGGTATTGTTGCTGCTATGGGCGCAGATACTGATGTGAGCGCCTACAGAACTGCAATGATTCGTGATAATAATGTATGGTATAAACCAGAAGATATTTACAAAGGTGTTATTATTAAGGACAATGTTCGTGGCTCTTACTTCCTTGAAAAAGGAAACACAGACACTTATAAAAAAATGATCGAAGAACAGTATAAGTAATGTTAGCAGAACTCGCAGCAATCAATGCTGCATATGCTGTTATCAAGGAGGTTGTCTCTAACGGCAGAGAATTAGGTGAGTGTGCAGGTCAATTAGGAAGTTTCTTTGAAGGTAAACGAAAGTTAGAAAAGAAAGTTATTGAAACACCTGCAAATGAGCGTAGCCGACTAGAAGAATTTTTCGCATTAGAAGAAGTACGAAGAAAGGAAAGAGAACTCAAAGACTATATGCTGATTGCTGGGCGCCCTGGATTATGGGATGATTGGGTGAAGTTTCAGAAAATGCATGCGCAGATGGAATTAGCAGCAGCGCAAGCAAGACGACGCGCTGAAATTGAAGCCGCGCAAAGGCAAGAAGAAATTACACTGATGATCTGCATCGGGATTTTATTTGTTATGTTTGCAATTGGAATATTTGGATTTGTTTATATTATAACGAGATAAAGTATAAAAACAAGGAGCAAATAGATGAGCGATTTAGACGAGAAGGTCGACAAGTTAGAAGCAGCGGTTGACCCAAATACAGTAATCAGCATTGGCGGTTACAGTTTCACACCAGCAAAACTTATGATCGCTGGCGGTATTGTGTCCACGGTTCTTGGTGGTCTTTATGGAGCCTTCGAGTTCTATAAAGATTATATGGATATGAAGCAACAGATTCAAGAGTACGTTGCTCCAGATTTATCAGCCATCAACGAACGCATCACCAAGATGGAAGAGCGCGTCGATAATGCAGTCGTCATGGTCGACGAAAGCGGCGATATTCTCCGCGACGTTCGTTCAGATCTAAAAGGCGATATTGATAGCCTTCAAGCCGATGTAGATGCAGCCGAAAGACGTAATCGCGAACTCGATAAGGAAGTCCGCGGATTTGTCGGCGTCACAGACCGCGAAATGTCAGCCCGATTGAGAGCGATCGAACGCGAAACAGACGCTAAATTGAAAGAACTAGAGAAGAAAGTTGATGAAAAGATTCAAAAGGCTTGGGAAAATCCTTTGGCTAAATAAGAAATGATAATGGAAACATTATGCCTCCGCAATGCATCTAAGCGATATATTGTGAGTTTTCGCAATCGGGTTCTTATACTGACCCACGACTATAACGTCGCGATCAAGTATATGAATTTTGTAAACTTTGCAAAAAATGTATTAGGAGACAAAAATGAATCTATTAGCAAATTTAAAATCAATGCTATCGGACGGTGAAAACGGTTCGGTTTCATCAAAGCGAGTCATTACGTTTTTAGCGGCATTCTTGGTGTCACTTGCATTCGTATTGAATTTGTTTTGGGGATTCGTTGTTGAGAAGTTTATGTACGACTCAATGATGATGATCGTGTTGGGTGGTCTTGGTACAACGGTTGCAGAAAAGTTTGCACCAAAAAAACCACCTGTTGCCTAATATAACAGGAGAAGATAATGAGTACATTAGTTGTGTTACTATTAGTTGTTGTTGCGGGTTGGATTGTTTGGAAATTATGGAAAAAGCCAGACGCTAACAATGACGGTGCTGTAGATCACAAAGATGTTCTTGTTGCCGCTAAAGAAGTTGCTGCTGATGCTAAGGCTCATGCTGCAAATGCTCTTGACGTCAACAAAGACGGAAAAGTTGATCTTGCAGACGTAAAAGAAGTGGCTGCGAAAGTTAAGAAAGGTCGCAAGAAGAAGGCAGTATGATGAAGAAGTTTATTGCACTTATCGCATTAAGTTTCTCATCTGCTGCTCTTGCAAATCCTTACGACTTCAAAGTATTGAAAGTTAGTGATGGAGATACAGTGGTGTTCGAAGCACCATTTATGCCAGCACCTTTGAAACCGCAATTAAGTTTGCGCGTTCTTGGTGTTGACACTCCAGAAAAGGGTGCGCGTGCTGGTTGTCCAGAGGAAGCAAAAGCCGCTGAAGCAGCCAGTGCGTTTACCAAAAATCTTGTCGCAAATGCAAAGTCAATCAAAGTTGAATTAAAAGAGCACGATAAGTTTGGTGGTCGCGTCCTTGGTGATCTAATTGTTGATGGGCAGAGACTCTCTGCACTATTAATTCAAAACGGTCACGCTCGCCAATACTTTGGTGAAAAGAAAGCAAGTTGGTGTAACTGATGTTTATTTTAGAACCATTCGCTATACCATTCATTTATTTGTTTAAATGGCTTGCTTCTCTATTTTTGTTTTTATCAAATGGCACATATTGGCTTTACTCAAAATTATTGGGAGCAAGCATGTGGTTGAATGATGCAGTTGAAAGTAACATTTGGCCAAGAGATTAAATTATGCTTATACCATTACCATATAAGATCCTTGCAGTGGTTCTTTTAGTTGGCGGCGCATTTGCTGCAGGCTATAAAAAAGGATCTGACGCTGGCGAAGTTATGGTTCAAAAAGCTGCGAACGAAGCAGAGCAGTTAAAAATTGAACTTGAGAAAGAACAAGCCAACATCAAAGAACGAGTTGTTACTGAGTATGTTGATAAGATTAAAGTTGTGACTCAAAAGGAAACAATTTATCGCGACGCTGCTGAACAACAAGTTCCTGGTAAGTTTAATCTTACAAATGGTTGGGTTTACTTGCACGATACTAGTGTAAAAGGTGAAGAACTAAATCCTGAGATGGCTTCAGATGATACTGATTCAGTTGTAAAAGACAATCAGGCTCTCGGAACTGTTCTTGCTAATTATTCTATTTGTTTGCAAAATGCGCAGCAACTAGTTAGTTTGCAATCATGGATTCTTGAGACTAAAGCATCTGTTGATAAACAAAACGCTGATCGTGGTTTAGACATTAAACTTCCTGAAATGCCTTGGAAGAAAGGAGAAGCGAAATGAGATACATAATCGCTCTTTCTTTTTTGGTTCTTGCTGGTTGCGCAAATCCATTAACTCGTTTGGTGCCGAAGATTGAAATGCCTGAACCACCAAAAGAATTGATGGCTCCACCAAAACAATTAAAAACAATTACACCTCAAGCGGAAAGTGTTAAAAATGTCCCACCTAAATGAAGTCGGTTATGGTTACTTTCAACATTTGTTTCGCGCATGGAAAATCGCATTCATTTTATTAGTACATGGTGTGTTTCCAGAAATTTGGAAAACTAAAGCAAGTGATGAACTCTGTAAAGAAAGATTAGAAGACGATGCAACTCGTGCACATATGTTAAAACATATGTACGGTATTGTTGAAAAGAAACATCAAGAAACGCCAAGCATTTGGGATAGAATGTCAGATCGCGAGTTAGCGATCTTACAGGAAAAGAATAAAAATAAATAATGCTTGCATTTAAACAATTCATCTCTGAAGGATGGAGCAGCAAATACAAGAAAAGTATTGATTGTTCCAGCCCTAAAGGATTTTCACAAAAAGCCCACTGCCGTGCAAGAAAATTGCGTCAAGCAGGTATAAAAACAACTAGCAAGGCAGTAAAGTAGAATGATTGACTTCGAAAGCAGATTAAGTAAAATAGAGACTGAGGTCGCTGCAATACGAGAGAAGGTCTCCTTCTTCTCAGTCATCTACGAGAAGTTTGATAGAACACTAGACAAACTAGACGAACGTCAAATCGAAGATCGAAAAGAACTCCAGCAAATGATGGATGAGTTAAGAGTAGATCTAGTACAAGAGATGAAGTCATTGCGCGAAGAAATGGCTGCGCAACACGCAATAGAAAAACAAAAAATAGAAGATTTAAATAAATGGCGCTGGCTTGTGATGGGTGGCGCCGTTGTTGTTGGTTGGCTCATTTCGAAATTAGGTTTGCCTTTTGACATTAAGTGATATATACTATTAATTCCGTTGGCGTTTTTGTGATGTTTTATGAGTGTTTATATTGATCGAAAATATCTGTTATTAATTTCATCTCGTTTACAACAATTTAAGCAAAAAAAAGAAGATCTTTTCAATTTTCGCTGTTTGTATTGTGGTGATTCGAAGAAGAACAAACTAAAGGCTCGCGGCTATGTTTATCGCAAGTCCAACGACTACTACTACATCTGTCACAACTGCAACAAGTCTACGACGTTTGCGAAGTTTTTACAGGAAGTTGATAGTGGAGCCTATAAACAATACGCCCTCGAGCGATATGCAGTTGGTCAAACAGGATACGGCTCTAACATCAAGAAGCCTGATTTCCAACAACTCAAGGGGAACGCCTACGCCAGACTCCAGTCTACTCTCAACAAGTCCGCAGGAAGTGGAGAGACAGTTGAAAGCCTGGAGAGAACAACAAGAGCGTTTGCACATTATAGTATAGAGAATTTATGTGCAGATCACGCTGCGCGTGACTATATACAAAAGAGACAAATCCCCAAGCAGTTCTGGAAAGAGATATTCTATACAGAACACTTCAAGGATTTTCTAGATAAAGAATTCCCCCAACACGGTAAAGACGAGGTCCCTAACGACGAGCGTATCGTACTCTTTTACACTAACGAAAAGGGTGAGGTAACAAACGTCGCGGGGAGGGCTTTGTCGTCGAAGTCGAAAATACGATACGTCACTGTAAAGGTCTCAGATGAGAAGAAAGTGTTTGGATTGCACCGTTTACGGAAAGAAACTCGAATCTACGTCCTTGAAGGACAGTTTGATTCTTATTTTCTCCCGAATTGCGTTGCCTCTGGCGATAGTAATTTGGGCGGCGTGGCAGCAGTTCTTTCGAACCTAGATGTTGTGCTCGTTTATGATAACGAGCCTCGCAATAAAGATATTGTAAAGCAGATTGAAAAGTCTATTGGTAAAGGTTATAAGGTTTGTTTGTTCCCTGAAAATGTAAACGGTAAGGATATCAATGAAATGATATTGAACGGATTGACTTCTGAACAAATTAAGAGTATCATTGATACCAACACTTTCAGTGGTTTAGAAGCCAAACTGAAGTTTACAAATTGGAAAAGGTGTTGAGTATGATTACACTAGACGATCTTGGTTTAGAGATTGTTAAACACCCAATCACAAAAGTACGATTGCAGTATCATGCTGGAAAATGGTATGTGGAATATCGCCGCGCACCAAAATATTTTTTTGATCGTTGGTGGTGGTTTGATGATTCTCTTTATTCAGAATATAAAGATGCATATGTTCGCGCGCAGATGTTAGCGTCTGAAGGTGCAACGCAAGAAGTTAAACATAAGACGATCGAATTCGACGTTAAGGATTTTTAATATGAAGGTATCTCTTGTTTCATATTCCAAACCAGTTTTGGAGGGATTGGATACGCCAACGGATCTTGTGGCTTTCTGCGCAAGAGTGTCCAATCCCTCCAATCAAATGAATAGTGAGACTTCAGAAAAATTAATCAAATATTTGGTTAAGCATCAACATTGGTCGCCGCTTGAGATGGCAACAATGTGCCTAGAAATTGAAACGACGCGTGACATTGCGCGTCAAATTTTACGTCATCGCAGTTTTTCGTTTCAAGAATTCTCACAGCGCTACGCTGATCCCACCAAGGATCTAGAATTTGTAACACGTGAGGCTCGTCTTCAGGATCCGAAGAATCGTCAGAATTCTATCTCTGAAGGTGTTGACGTAATGCTTCAATATGAATGGGATAAGCGTCAACAAGACTTGATTGAACAAGTTAAGATCCATTATAACTGGGCAATTGCGAACGGTATCGCAAAAGAACAGGCGCGCGCATTGCTTCCTGAAGGATTAATTATGTCTCGCATGTATATGAGCGGAACATTAAGATCATGGATTCACTATATACAACTCCGCAGCGGTAATGGCACTCAGAAAGAGCATATGGAAATAGCGAAAGAGTGCGCAAAGGTTATCGCTGAGGTATTCCCTCTTTCAACACAATTCATAGCAACAGAATAAGGAGCAAATGATGGCAACACGTCTTCCATCGATCTATCAGGATTTCATTCACATTTCGCGCTATGCTCGTTTTAATGACGAACTAGGTCGTCGCGAGACATGGGATGAGACTGTAGATCGTTATATTAGTTTCTTTAAAGAAAAAACAAACGACAACAAAACAGTTCCATGGGAAGAATTGCGTACAGCAATTTTAAATCTCGAAGTAATGCCGTCAATGCGTTGCTTGATGACTGCTGGTCCTGCTTTGGAAAAAGATCAAGTGGCTGGATATAATTGCTCCTATGTCGCCATTGATACACCAAAAGCATTCGATGAGATCATGTACATTCTCATGTGCGGAACTGGCGTCGGATTCTCTGTTGAATCAAAGTACACAAATAAACTTCCAGAAGTTCCAGAAGAACTTCATGAAACAGACACAACTGTTGTCATTGCTGATAGCAAGATTGGTTGGGCTTCAGCATATCGTGAGATCATTTCTCTTTTGTATTCTGGAAAAGTTCCAAAATGGGATGTGTCAAAAGTACGTCCAGCGGGTGAGCGTTTAAAGACTTTTGGTGGTCGTGCGAGTGGACCAGAACCATTGGTTGATTTAATTAAATTCACTCTCAATATCTTTATGAAGGCACGTGGTAGGAAACTATCAACGTTGGAGTGTCATGACATTGTTTGCAAGATTGCTGATATTGTTGTTTGCGGTGGTGTTCGCCGTAGTGCTCTCATTTCTCTTACCGACCTCAACGATGACCAATTGCGTCATGCAAAGTCGGGTGACTGGTGGACACACAATGGACAACGTGCACTGGCAAACATTTCAGCGGTGTATGACAAACAAGTAGACATGGACACATTCATGAATGAATGGCATGCTCTGTATATGTCAAAGTCTGGTGAGCGTGGTATTTTCTCACGTGCTGCATCACAGGCTGTTGCTGCGAAGAATGGTCGTCGCGATCCAAAGCATGAGTTTGGTACAAATCCATGTTCTGAAATTATTTTGCGTCCATTTGAATTCTGCAATCTTTCTGAGATTGTTGTTCGCGCAAATGATGATGTTGACTCATTGAAGCGCAAGGCTCGTTTGGCTACGATCATTGGTACACTTCAATCAACGTTGACAGACTTCCGTTATATAAACAAGCGTTGGAAGAACAACTGCGATGAAGAGCGTTTGTTGGGTGTATCGTTGACAGGTATTTGTGACAGCAAACTTCTAAATAAGCCGTCTCAGAAACTGGCGGATGCATTGGATGAAATTCGTTTACACTGTGTTGAAGTCAATAAGGAACTCGCCTTTGCTCTTGGTGTTCCACAGTCGGCTGCAATCACTTGCGTTAAACCTTCAGGCACTGTTTCTCAATTGGTGGATTCCGCATCAGGCATTCACCCACGTTATTCTCAGTTTTATGTCCGTCGCGTAAGAGCAGATATGAAAGATCCTCTAGCCACATTTATGATTGGCAAGGGATATAAGGCTGAAGAAGATTTCTACAGCAAGTCAAACTGGGTGTTCAGTTTCCCAATGAAGGCTCCAAAGAACTCTGTCACACGTCATGATATGACTGCGATTGAACAATTAGAACTTTGGAAGATCTATCAGGATCACTGGTGTGAACATAAGCCATCAATCACCGTATACGTTGGTGATGATGAGTGGATGGAAGTTGGCGCATGGGTCTATAAGAATATTTCTATTCTCTCTGGCGTTTCATTCTTGCCACGAGACAATGGTTCTTATCGCCAAGCGCCTTATGAAGAAATTGATGAGGTTAAGTATAATGAACTTCTTGCTCTCCAAAACGTTGACATCAACTGGGTGGAGTTTATGGAAGAAACAGATACTACGACTTCAGCAAAGGAACTTGCGTGCACTGCCGCAGGTGGTTGTGAAATTTAATAGGAGAATGATATGGATCCACTAATTGCAACTATTATTTGGTTTGCTGGTAACTTTGCACCAGAGGGTTATCTTTACTGTAATGGAGCAACATTGCCAATTCAACGCAATGAGGCTCTTTATAGTTTAGTTGGTAACTATTATGGTGGTGATGGTCGTACCAATTTTAAATTACCAGACCTTCGTCCAGATGTGATTGAATATCAAATCACAAAGGATAAGGATGGAAATGAAAAAGTCATTGCTGTTGTGAAGGGCAAGCGTGACTGGCGTCCTGATGAAGCAAAGTGTTTAATTGCTACACAGGGTGTTTATCCTTCGCGTCCATAATGTTGTTGAGTCTGTTGTAAAAAAGGAGAAAAATATGAAGAAGTCAATTCTAGTCGGTATCGTTGCACTTGGTCTTACTGCTTGCGCAGAAAAGGTCGAAGATCAACCAACTGATGCAGTAACTGCCGAAGCGCCAGCCGCTGAAGCCGCTCCTGCTGAAACACCTGCCGCAGATGCTGCTGTTGAAGCCGCTCCTGCTGCTGATGTTGCTGTTGTTGAGGCACCAGCCGCACAATAAATAATCCATTAATCTGTTAGTTTGTTTTGGGAAATAATGAGGTGACTTGTGAAATTTAGTATTATCACCGCGACACATTTAAAAAATGCGTTTTTATATGAACTGTATCAGAGTTTAACAGAACAAACCTATACAGATTGGGAATGGGTATTATGGCTCAACGGGGGTGCATCTCGCACCCTCGTTGATTCAGCGATCGTAAATGATCCACGTGTTAAAATTTATGAATGCAACGAAAATAATACCTGCGTTGGATTCAATAAACATAATGCATTTATGAAAGGCGAAGGGGACATTCTTGTTGAAGTCGATCACGACGACCTTCTCCTTCCAAATTGCTTAGAAGAACTCAAACAAGCCTTTGAAAATAATTCAGATGTCGGTTTCGTTTACAGTAACGATATTAACTGGCATATGAAAGATGAGTTCACCCCATACAATCCATATTACGGATGGGAACACGAAACATTTAAATGGCGCGAAAAAGAATATTACTCAATGATTTCTTTCGCACCATCAAGTCACAGCGTTGCATTTATTTGGTACGCACCAGACCATGTTCGTGCATGGCGCACAGACCTTTATCGTAAGATTGGTGGGCATGATCCTAAACTTGATATCTGCGACGATCACGAATTGATGATCCGCACATATCTTGCAACCAAGATGCATCATATTAGCAAACCTCTTTATGTTTATCGTATCACTGGTAACAATACATGGCTTGAACGCAATAAAGCCATTCAAGAGCGCACTGTTGAATTGTTCCATAAGCATGCCTGGGATCTTGCTGTTAAAGATGCGAGAGATCGTAATCTGATGGTTGTTGATCTTGGTGGCGGTATCAATCCAAAGCCAGGCTGCACAACGCTTGACCTTGAAGGCGGCGACATTATCTGTGATCTAAACGAAGGCATTCCGCTTCCAGACAATAGCGTTGGTGTGTTGAATGCATCGCATCTAGTTGAACATTTGAACGATAAACATAAGATTATGTCTGAAATTTATCGTGTGCTTGCTGACGGTGGTTGGGCATTCATTGAAGTACCAAGTACAGATGGACGTGGCGCTTTCCAAGATCCAACTCACGTTAGTTACTGGAATGAAAACTCTTTCTGGTATTACACAAGAAAAGATAAAGCGCGCTTCATTCGCAACGACACAATTAGATTCCAAGATTTCCGCCTAGATACAATTTGGTGGGAAGATAAGATTGCAGTTACGAATGCTTGGCTTGTTGCCGTAAAAGAAAATAAGAGAAGACCGCATCCTGTAAAGATCTAATAGAGTTAATATATCATGGCTGATAAAATTGCAATATTCTATCACATATATCAGGAAAATCATTGGGCTGAATTATTTGAAAGGCAGATTATTGCCTTACAACAGTCTGGTTTATATGATGCAGCCAATCATATTCATTTCGGCATTAATGGAGATAAACCATTACCTTTTGATCTCATAAAAGTTAAGTCGATCAAAAGGAATATCAAAACAGATACTGAAGCCGACACTCTTTTAGATTTATATAAGTTTGCATTACAAAATCCAAACTATAAAATTCTCTACATGCACACCAAAGGAGCAGGTTGGAGTGTAGAAAAGATAAAGAAAGATACGCACTATGAAGTAATTAAAGATATTTTACACGTTAATGTGAATCACTGGGCAAATTATCTCGGTTACTTTAACATTAATCGTTGGAAAGATTGTGTTTCTTTACTTAACGAATATGACTGCGTAGGTACTGAATGGGAAAAAGAAGCGAATCTTGGTAATCACGCGATTACCATTCCCCACTATTCTGGTAATTTTTGGTGGGCAAATTCAGAATATATTTCGCAACTTGATCCAGGGTTCTTGTATGAGAACAATCCTTGGAAACGTCACCAGCCAGAGTTTTGGATTGGAACTCGAAATCCACACTATTTCAATTATTACACCAGTGGTAAGAACAAGTATTTGAAGCCTGTAGAGGCGAGCGAATATGAAAACCTACCCATACGCAAACAGGTAAATGTTATGAACAGAGCAAATAGAGAAAAGGTTATCGATGGTATTTTAAGTTCTTGGAAACCACAAAGTATTATTGCTCACTGGTTAGTTAATGAACTAAAAGCAAACACCATTGTTGACTTGGGTGTCGATTATGGGTATTCGACGTTCACTTTCGCATTACCTGAAGTTGGTACAGTTTATGGCATCGACAATTTCAAACCTGATCCTCATACAGGTTCGCATCCTGATCAGAAAGAAAAATTGTTCGCTGCACTAAAGCAACTAGATTTAAAAAATGTTGAAATTGTAGAAGGTAATTTTTCTGAGGTTGCCCAGATTTGGGAAAAGCCAATTGATATTCTTCATATTGATGGATATCATGCATATGAATCTGTAAAAGAAAACTTTGAGAACTGGTCTAAATTTTTAACAGAGAACGGTGTTGTGTTATTTCATAACACAAAAGTTGTACAGGAAACATTTGGGGTAAATAAATTCTTTAAAGAATTGAATTGGCCAAAGCTGAATCTCAAGAGTGGTTATGGGCTTGGCATTGCAACTAAAAATACTAAACTATTGGAACTAATCTCTGCCAAATTCTCAGAAATTGTAGAGGCAGAGAGTCCAAAGGGTGCAAAGATCTGTATGATCTCGATGTTTAAAAATGAAGCGAATAATATTCGTAAGATGCTTGACTCTGTCGCTCCATATATTAAGTATTGGGTCTTGCAAGATAACGGATCAACAGACGGCACAGTTGATATTGTAAAGCAATGGGCAGCAGAGACAAATATCCCAGGATATTTTTACAAGGTTGAAGAGGGTTGGGTAAATTTCGGTTGGAATCGCGATCATCTTTTACAAACTGCTTTAAAGCGCGATCACGGTTGTGATTGGATTATGAAGATGGATTGTGATGAAACTTTGGAAGTTGGCGCCGACTTTGATTGGTCTATTTTTGAAGATACCCGCCCACAAAGTTTCCATGTCACTTCAATTGCACCAGGATTGATTTACTATAGAGCATGGATTTGGAATGCCAAATTACCTTGGAAGTTTAATCATGATCCTGCGCACGAAACAATTACCTTAGAAATGGATGGAATTGGAGAAAATTTCGTAAGAACAAGTCTACCGAAATCCTTTAGGATGATTGGTGGAGTTTCACATGGCGAAAGTTATTCAGTTCCAACCAAATATGTGACTGATGCACTTAAACTTGAAGAGAAGTTAATTCGCGAAGGTACAATGCTGACCGACCTATATCATTTTTGGTATATCGGTAAGTCTTATGAAGATTGTTATCGCGGAAATTTCTTCCCTCTCAAAGAAGTTCATCAGGAAGAATATGCTCGCCGCTGCATATTTTATTTCAATAGTGTTGTGAATCATACTCACAACTTTAATGAAACACAAAAAGCGGCACATATTGATGAGATGGCATACTATGCAATCTGCGCTATTGGTAATGCCTATCGTTTCTTAAAAGAGTATGATAAAGCAATTTGGCACTACGAAAAGTCAGAGCAGTTTGCTGAGGTTCGAAACGATCACCACATTCATCTCGCAGAAATTTACTGGGAACTGCAAGAGTGGGATAAGATGCATAAACATACATCGTTTATGATGAGACCAGAGAGAACAAACCCATTTCCATCATATCATTTCTTGATCAATACAAACATGTATTATGATACGGGAGAATATCCAAAGTACCTGCATAATATTGCAACTGAAAATTTAAACAAAGAAAAACCAGTTTGGAAATTGAATGCAAAATCTGCCCAGAAAAAGAGAATTTTCGTTGTTGACAATTTTTATGCTGATCCGTACGCAGTTCGTAATTACGCTTTGAAACAAAACTTCGAAGGCGATATTGACTGGTATAAGGGTAAGCGAACTAAAACTAAATTCTTAACTTCTGAAATGAAAAAGTCATTTGAAGAACTCATGGGTATTAAGATTCAGAAATGGGATCATGGTATGAACGGAAGTTTGCAATACTGCACGCCAGAAGACTTGCTCGTATACCATTACGATTCACAAACTTGGGCAGGTGCAATTTACTTAACACCAGATGCACCATTTGACACAGGTACTTCATTGTTTGCTCATAAGAAAACTCGCATTCGTCACATGGATGAACCAGGAGCAGATCAATGCTTTGCTGGTGGGTTTTATGATTCTACTCAATTTGAACTTGTGGATACCATTGGCAATGTGTTCAATCGTTTAGTGATTTGGGACGCAAGAAGTTTCCATGCTGCCAACAAATATTTTGGAACAAATTTGCAAGATTCGCGTTTGTTCCACCTTTTCTTCTTTGATTAAAAGATATATACTCACATGGCATATTTAAACGCTAACATCCCGCCCATAGAATGTTATGTGCGGTCTAATTTTCTTCAGAACAGAACAGAGTTCGATGAAGCGAAGGACACATATCTTCCCGTCCTTATATTCGGCGTGGCGTCGATACCGCATCGTGCCCCGCTTTTTCATTTCATCATGGAAGATGAAGGGCTTTGGTTTCGCATGCCGATCCACGCTTTCTGCCATAAGGTTCCTGCGCCGCAAGAAGAATTATACAATTTAGTTTTGTGGGACTCTTTCAGTTCATATATCGGTGTGACACAATATGATTTTCTCTGTAACAAGAGAATGAAGTATATTGATAGAAATAAAAAATGGAACGAAGGGACATATTTGTTTACACTTGATTGGTCACAGGAAGATCGTAACATTGCTGATGTTGGGTTTAGCGAAGTCCCTGGACAACATAAGTGTGGTCATGTTATCAAACTAGATAATGGTAACTTTGCTATTCAACCTAACAATAGAATTCGTGCATTTGAGCCATCTTTTGTGACCAAGCCTGGACAAAACGTTATTGAACGCAAGTTAGGTACAAGTATGTGGTCTGTAGAAAATACGTCAAAATGGGTTTTATCTGACGATGATCGTTATGACTACGAAGTAAAGCAAAAATGATGTCATTGAGTGTGAAAGATTATCTGAAAGTTTATGATAATTTTCTTGATAAAAAAACATGTAAAGCAGTCGTAAAACAACTAAAGAAAACTGACTGGCAACTACATACATTCTATCAAGCAAGTACAGGTGAATATGTCAGTTATGATAAAGAGCTTTCTATTTCTTATGGATTAGAAATTCCAGAAACAGTAGAAATTCAAAAGAAAATTTGGTCAGCAATTGAGCAATATATTATTAAAGATCATGCTCATATGAAAAATTGGTATAGTAGTTGGAATGGCTATACACAATTAAGATATAATCGTTATAACACTGATACGCAAATGAAATTGCATTGCGATCATATTCATAGCATGTTTGATGGCGATAGAAAAGGTGTCCCAACTCTTTCTATTCTTGGTTCGTTAAACGATGATTATGAAGGCGGTGAGTTGGTGTTCTGGGAACAAGAAGAAATTCAACTCAAAGCGGGTCAGATTATGATTTTTCCAAGCAACTTTATGTATCCACATAAAGTAATAGAAGTAACAAAAGGAACTAGATACAGTTTTGTATCTTGGGTTTGGTAACGGAGCAAAAATGATTTCAGACGAATATAAAAAGGTCAATTGTACAAATTGCGAATCGGAGTATTTCTTGAAGTATTATCTCGAAAAAGTCACAAATGAACCACAATACTGTCCTTTCTGCGGCGAAGAAATAGAAGAAGATTATGAAGAAGATGAAGAAGAGGACGATTACGAAGAAGACGCAGACGACAGAGACTACAACTGATATCCTAAATACTTGTCAGTGATTTTACTGATGAGTATTTTATGCTGGATTATGAAAACCCATGGCTATACGATGGAAAGCCATTCACGTCAGAAGATATTCAAGACTACTATGGCTTTGTCTATTGCCTAACTGACACTTTCAACAATAAAAAATATATTGGACGCAAATACTTCTGGTCTGTTCGTACAGTCAAGAAAGTAAAAGGTCGTCGTAAAAAGAATCGCAGTGAAAGTGATTGGAAAGAATATTATGGATCCTCTAAGAACGTTCAGAGTATCGTAGAACAATACGGTAAGGAACGATTCAAGCGCGAAATTATTTCTTTGCATAAAACCAAAGGTGAGGTAAACTATAACGAAGTAAAGACTCAGTTCAAGTTGGAAGTGCTCGAAACTTTAGACGAGAACAACGAAAGAGTTTACTATAACGAAAATATAGCAAACAGATATTTTTACCGCAATCAAAAAGAGGGGAAACCGAAATGACAATCAATGAACTTGTCGCTGATGGAAAAGACTTTGATGGCGTCTATTTCTGCAAGTCTAATGAAAATGGTACTGAAGGTTGGTCTTTGACATTCCTGAATCTTGAGCGAAAGCAAGATCGAAAATTTGAAGAGCATGAAATTGGAATTAAATATCAGATCATGCTTCATGATGAAAGTGATAAAGTTGAAATCTTCGAAGCCGTTCTTGGCGACCCAAGATCATATTTGAAAAATATGATAGATTGCAATCAACAAGGCATGTTGATGAAAAAGTGTAAGCGATCCCAAAAAATATTTTCCAAGATTCTGGGTAAAAAGGAATTTCGCAATTTCCAGCGACTTTTCGACGCTCCCTAATGAGAAGCCCGAGGAGCCGTTTTTCAGCCTCCCACCCCCACCCTATAGGGTCATTTCAACACCGCTCTAATAGCCTCTAATGCGGTTTTAGGGGCTATCGTAAGTTATTGATTTTATTCAGTTTATTGTATTTTACCTTTCAGGGCGATTATGCTATACTTGTTGGGTGAGTTGATAAATGGAAGGAAAAAAATGGCTACGAAAACAGCGTTAGATATACTCAGAAACGCAGATTGGGAGGCATTTTCGACCCCAAAAGGCACCCACGGTTACATCAAGGCGAACTACAAGGGCAACCAAGTAAGTATACGCGACGACAGTCACGACCTCATAGTTAAGCGGAACGGCAAAATCGTGAAGCGATACTACGTCGGCGGCACGGAAGAATTTGAGTCCCTTTTTCCGCTATTCTGGGGCGGCGGCGTGTAAGTTGTTGATTTTTAAGTAAAAAAGACCCCTGTGTAAGTCATTGATTTCACAGGGGTTTTTCTTATTGTGTTTTTTCTCAATATCGTGTATAATAGTCTTATGTTAATCAATAAGGTGAAAAAATAATATGCCCCGAGGCGTACCCAAGGCAGGTTTTCGACGCACTAAAAAGCAACAGCGGATTGGTGTAAACTTCGCCCAACCGCAGTTTATACAGCCGACCAAGACAGAGTCGGTCGCCGAAATTGAGGCGAAGTTGAAAGATCGTTTCGACGCTCTTGAGATTATGGCTGAAGCCACTGGGCGCGGAATCAACCGATCGTTGATCGTTTCAGGTCCCGCTGGACTTGGTAAGTCATACACGGTTGAAGCCAAGATGGCTGAACTTGAGCGCAAGGGTCATCACGTCAACTACATTAAGGGATACGTGCGCCCTCTAGCACTTTACAAGTTGCTGTACGAGTCGCGTTTCACCAATTCTGTACTCGTGTTCGACGACTCAGATTCGATTTTTCACGACGACGTCAGCATGAACTTATTAAAGAGTGCGTGCGATTCGACCGATCGTCGCGTTTTGCATTGGTTGTCGCGTTCACTCGAGCGCGAGGAAGATGAGGACGGCGAGAGCATTCCTGAGAAATTCGAATTCGAAGGTTCGGTCATTTTCATTACGAACTACGATTTCGACGCTTTGATCAATTCAGGTTATAAGTTGGCGCCACATTTTGAAGCACTTGTGTCGCGTTCGCACTATCTCGATCTTGCGATGAAGACCAAGATGGATTATCTTGTGCGAATCAAACAGGTTGTGCGTAGTGGCATGTTGCGTTCGCGTGGATTCAGCGATACTGACGCGATCGTAATTATGGAATTCATTATCAATAACGTTGAGCGTCTGCGCGAGTTGTCGCTTCGTATGGTTGTAAAGATCGCTGGTCTTTACAAGATGGATCGTAACAACTGGCAGAAACTTGCGAAACAGACTTGTTTCCGCGCAAGTTAAATAAAGATTGATTTTACAACTTATATAAGGTAAGATATTCTCATGGCAAAGTTCATACCGAAGGTTGTTCCCGAACCTACTTGGGAAAAGCGCACTGAACCCTGCAGCCAATTCGATTTGGTGTTCGCATTTCAGTGGTATAATCACAATAAAGACTCCAAAGATGCTCGCAAGTATCTGGTTGAATATCTAACCAAGAACAATCAGATTACAGAATTGCAAAAGCAAGCAGCATCGAGTTTGAATCTCTCTTGGAATATCGTTGACGGTTGGTTGGCTCGATGCCTCAGTCGTGGCGCATGGATTCCTGATGGCGTCTATAATAATTTTCAGGAGCGCATGAATGTCTTCCGAGATCGCTTGGACAAAATCGTCACAGAAAAGAATCTTGCAACAACAGTCGTTGACACAAGCAACGTCATCTCAATTCAAGACCGAGTCCAATCCAAAGTCGACTATTTCATCATGGAACTTGAAGGCAAGTTCGACGACATTTGGCATGAGCAAAGCGGAGAAGAATTCGTACCATACACCTGGATGGTCGAGAACGAAGTAAAGCCCATGCATGCTGCGAAGATTGCTGAATACTTCCGTCAGCGCGCAGCAGATTGGATTGCGATCATCGAATCTAAAGATGAGTATGTGAAAGAATCGTATCCGCGTCCTCGTAAAGAGATGATCGAGGCTGCGAAATTCTTTACACTAGTCATGACCGACGCTGAGAAACTTGCCTCCAATAAGAACGCTGCTCGCAAGCCGCGAAAGAAGAAGCCTATTTCTTTCGAGAAGAAGGTCAAGAATCTCAAATTCAAGAAAGACGATATCGACAACAAGTTGGTTTCGATCGATCCCGTCAAGATCATGGGAGCCGAAAAGTTATGGGTCTATAACGTTAAGACTCGCAAACTGGGTGTTTATGTAGCCTTGGATAACGCTGGTCTTGCGGTTAAAGGTTCCAGTATCGAGAACTATAAATATGGTGAGTCGATCTGTAAGACTCTTCGCAAGCCGAAGGATGTTCTATCCCGAGTCTTGGAAGGTGGTAAAGTTGTATTGCGTAAGGTCATGGGCGAGATTAATTCCAAGCCCAGTGAAATGAACGGTCGTATTAACAAGGACACCATTCTGCTGCGAGTAGAATAATGATTGCAGTCACAAGCAACTATCTAACGAAAACCGATTCGGCGATGATTCGAAAGTATTCTCGATTCGTCTTGAATCGGATGGTGCGCCCTTGCATTCAGAAGCGATCTAAAATTAACGTCAAGGTTCTTGGCGAACAAGAGATTAAAGATGCTGCTGACTTGTTAGACTTGAAGAAGTACAAGGCATGGTGTACCTATGATGGTCTTGACGAAGAAGGCAACAAGAAGTTTACTGTTGTTCTAAATTACAAACGAATTAACAAACTAGGCAAGAAGCCAATTACAAGACTCAAGCAAATTCTAATTGATCTTGGACACGAACTCACTCATGTGAAGCAATATCTTAATAATGAATTGTTCGACTATAAGAGTGGCGATGTAAGATACAAGGGATTGTTCTTCGATGTTTCTCACTATATGGATGAAGAGAAATATTTCGAAAGCCCTTGGGAAATCGAAGCCTATGGTAGAGAGTTGGGTCTGTATAGGATCTTTTGTAATAAACTTAAAGAGGAGCGTTTGAGTAAATAATCATGTCTAGTAAAAAGAAGAATGAGTTCCGTGAAAAAGATTACAGTCGGAACAGCGAAGGCTTAAAGCAGCGAAGATTGAAAGATGAAAGTCGTTGGAAGTTTAATCCTAACGACGAATATGTAAGCGACGATGATCTTGATGATCTCGAAGAGGATGATTACGATTCAGACTCTTATCGCTTCAGATAGTATTCACTTATAGATTGATTTGACTTTACAGTTGAATTAATGTATAATGAAT